CCAGCTCAAAAAATCCCAGCTCAAAAAATCCCAGCTCAAAAAATCCCAGCTCAAAAAATCCCAGCTCAAAAAATCCCAGCTCAAAAAATCCCAGCTCAAAAAATCCCAGCTCAAAAAATCCCAGCTCAAAAAATCCCAGCTCAAAAAATCCCAGCTCTCTTCATACTGCCAGTACAAACCGTCTTGACATTTTCGTAGAACATTATACAATCATAACAAAAATACAGCGTTGACAAAGTTCTACACAAGAGGCATACTCTTGACAACCTCAGACAATGAAATGCTTATATGACTACGGTACTCGACACGCTTTTCCGACTGGAGAACTTCACAGCCTCTGCTTTAACAATAGACTGCATTCATTTGCAAAGCCCGACTATGTTGAACATCTACATGCGAGACAGACCCAATCCCATTGCGGTCAGACTGCACCAAGACGATGACCTGGCCACAGTGACAGCCAGGTATGTAGAAGCACTGACCAACACAGACAGGCACCATCAACAGATCTATGGGTCAGAAACAGAGATTGATTTCATGGAATCTAAACCACAACCAGATACGCAAGTAGAAGAAGGTCAATCAAAGCAAATGAAGTTCGAAGAACTAAACGAGTTACTCGAAGATGAGCCGGAAGCTTCCTGATATTGCCAAGGGGTTGAAAAAACTCAACCCCACAAAACTTCGAGAGATCGATTCTTGTGCTGAATTGTTCCGACCCATATCGACGTTTGAAGGAGAGATGGCGGCAGCACGAGATCGACTGCCTGATAATTTCAGTCAACGTTCTGCCCTGGAGAAACTGGTTTACGAGGTTGAGCACAGTTTTGCTTCAAAGCGGGTGGGTGCCTTGCTCTCTGACTATGTCTTGGATAGGTCTAAACAGTTTGACCAATTAGCCAAGTATCCAGTGGAATTTTATTTGTCACTGGTCTCTCAAGGGATATCGCCGGTAGACATTGCAAAAATAATTGGCGTCAGTTACGACACTTTCCACGAGTACTTCGATCTTGCCGCCTCCGACGAGCAACGATTTCGTGCTCAGGCTTTGGCAGCCGACAGTCTAATCTCCGAGGCCCAGAATAAACTCCATGCGGCCCAAGAGTCTGAGGAGATCTCGCAAGCTAAAGCCATTGCAGACTTCAATCTGAAGCTTGCCAGAGTTTACAATAGTGATAAGTATGTCGAGAAGAAGCCAGCCCCTGCTCCACGTACTGCTGTTCAAATTAACAACATGTACGAAGGAGAGTCAATGACTTCCGCAGGTTCAGCACCTACGGCCTTTCTACAGATTGTCCACCATGACCCGGATGATTTGCCTGCGCTTAAGCCGCATAGATTTCAGGAGCAGGAAGAAAGTGTAGGAATCAAAAACTTGCCAGGCATTGTTGATGGCGAGTTCACTTTTTTTGAGGATGATGACTGATGACTTTAATGTTCATCGTAGTGGCCCTGATCATAGGCTGGGTTTTTTACAAGATTATTCGGGAGGGCAGTCAATGAGTTTTATTTTGATCGTAGTCGTAGCGGTTGTGTTTGCGTTTGTCAAAGAACAATCTGAGAACCGATAAATGTGAGGACAATCACTTCAGTCCCTTTTCATTGGATACAAGATACACCACAGATACACGGTATTCACTTAACAGACCACTGGCCTATGTCGGCTAATGGAAGTAGTAAAGCTGGGTGGTTTTACTACCCGGAGCAGTTATCGGAGGATGAAGGAATACCACCCTTCTACGAAGTCACTCATGTCATCCCGGAGCACGATAGCTTTAGGCATGATACTTTTCTGTTTTACGAGCCAGATTGTATGTTTGTGTCAGATTGTTCTTGTGATCCTGATTACGATAATCTTGAGGACGGTTCTCTCATGGTGATTCATAATTGCAAAGATCCAGAATTACCCAACGAGTAACCGATGAACAGGCTCCTCTCAAGACCGTACAACATATCCAACAGCCCCACTCTGCTGCACTATTTCTATGATCGGACTACGCCGATCTGTGCCATTATGAGTCATGTAAACTCGGGCAAGACGACGTGCATGGTCATGAAAACTATGCACATCGCGGCACTGCAGCACCCGGACAAAAATGGTGTGAGACACAGCTCTCATCTTTTTGTTCGAGGTTCCGCCGGAGATCTTCTACGAGGGGTTGTAAGAACATTCGAGCAACGGGTACACAGTGATGTGTTGACCATACGAAAGTCTTCACCCATTGGTGGGACGATCAGAATGCTGCCTCTAAACGATCAGAATCAAAACTTCCCTGAAACCTGTACTGTCAACGGCAAGGTTCACCCGTACATGCTCGGTGGGTATGACACGGACAAGGAAGAGTTCTTTGACGATGCCATCAATGTCTCCGGCCAGAGAATCGGAGACATGTTCCCCCAGGGTACCTTTGTCAATGCCATAGTCGATTTTGTTCCACTTGACAATACAGAGTGGGAAGCGATGTTGCTTGGAACAGAGTACACCTGCGTGAACTTTGATGAGCCAGACTCAATGAGCAATATTCACGAAGTGCTACCCAAGATGCCAACCCGAGTAGGCCGGTACCCGGCAGCAGAGATAGCACCGATTACCTGCTCTCAAATTAACTTGGCGTATAACCCTCCGAAGAAGAAATGCTTTACTGAGAAATTTTTTAGCAAGCAAAACGAGAAGTACGGTCGTAAGCTGTATCGGATGCAGCCTCCTTATCTAATCACACCGGATAAAAAAGACCCCAATAATTTTTTCAAAGCCTCATTTAGGCCTAATCCTGACCGAGAAGGGATCTATGCGGCCAAGGGATTAAAGCATTGGGGAGACATTATTGACTCTTCCCGGCATGATCCAGACAAAATCCGGCGAGATGTACTCGGTGAATATACCACCGGAAGTAGCGGTAGACTGGTTCATTTGTCCTATAATCCGGCAATTCACTGCGTTCCAGAGATTCAATTGAGCAGAAACTTGCGTCTGATTGTCTCCCTGGACTGGGGCAATAAAGGTCATTGCCTGTTTGCTCAGTACGCTGAGGGGGTCAGAGTCGTAGAGGAGTTATCAGGCAACGGCATACCGGCCTACGAGTTTGTGCGTAATCTGGTGCTGCCGCATATACGAGTAGAGTACAGGTCTTACGATATTATTGTCACTGGAGACCCATCAGGTCGGTACCAGACAAACTCAGGCGAAGGGCCTTTCATGCTTTTTGAAGATGCAGGCTATGAGACAGAGAAATATTTGTCTAACGATCCAGAAGACAGGTGGTCTGCAGTCGATCACTTTTTGAATTTGCACGGAGGCCTGGAGATTGATGAAAATTGTGTGGACCTTTTAGAGGGGTTGGAAGGCGGGTATGTTTTTAGAACAAACAAGGCGGGTGAATCGCTACGGAGTGTGGACAAAACGAAGCACGTAACAGCGCCTCAGGATTGTTTGCAGGCTATTTGTCAACTGGTACTGGGAGGATTTGAAACAGGTAGTAATAACAGCTGGCAAGCTACTGATCCTTATGACAAGCAACAAACGAATTATCAAGAAGAGGAAATCCTCTGGGTCTAATGTATGGACATAGAAAATAAAACCACTGTCGTATGTTTGTTTATATTTGCCATCGCACTTCTGATAACCAGTTTCATCAATAGTAATGGTGAAAAAGCTGTTTCTCGAATCCCGGCAGAAGAAGTCAGTTTTGTACCAGACCCTGACTTTCAAGGTTGGATGCCTATTCTGTGTTTCTATGACAGGCATTGTTTTGGCATGAATCAGGACCAGGTCAATCTGTTCTTGGACCATATTCATGAAACACGTTGTCTGAGTGAAGCTTTTTGAACGATGAGATCCAATGTAGAAGGTCTATATAAGCACTGGTCACAAGTGCCTGAGTGGATTTGGGATCTAACTCCTAACTTTCACCCACGTTCAGATAAAAAACTGGCCTCGCCCGACACAGGAGCCATACGGATCGATATCGCCTCTTTGGTGTGTCTCCAGAGACTCAGAGATGTAGTAGGGCCTTTAGTGGTGATCAGCGGATACCGCTCGCCGTTACACAATGCGTATGTAGGTGGTGAGCCCAATTCACAACACAAGGTCCATATCGCCTTTGACCTCAGTACTTATGGTAAAGACTATCTGACTGTGGTTACAGCTGCCAAAGCGGCAGGTTTTACAGGCATTGGTTTGTACCCTTCTCGCAATTTCATTCATGTTGATCGAGGGCCTGTGCGTTTCTGGTTTGGCAACCAGAATGACAAACAATGGTATGCTCAGGTTAGCCAAGATATTGATGTGAAATTAGCATAAGCGCAAGCAAGGTAAACGAATGTCGGCCATTTTAGATATTATTACAGGATCTCCTATCAGTTCTGCTTTAGGGGCTGTGGCAGGCATTTTGCAGGATTACTTGGGTACCAAGCAAGAGAACGAGCAGAAAAGGTTAGAGTGGAAACACATCGAAAGGATGCACGAGTTGCAGTCTGATCGAGAAGACCAGAGGATGAAATTGGGTTTAGTCGTACACCAAGCTCAGCAACTGACAGATCAACTCAATGCCAGCTACGAGCATGACGCTAACGTAGGAGAAACGTCTCAGTGGGTGAACAATATCTTAAGGCTGGTCCGCCCAGGTCTGACAACGCTGTGTCTTTTAGGGTGCTTCTGGAAGCCTGAGACCTTCTTGGCACCGTTTAACATGTCGTTCAGCTGGTGGTTTGCTAACAGAACGTCCATCGCGGTACGTCAGATTATACGGCGCTGATCCCGAATGGTCAGGGGATGGATTGCAAATCCATTGTAAGAGGGTTCGATTCTCTCCAGCGCCTCCCTTGAAAAAATCCCTCAGCTTCATACAGACAACTGAGGGGAGTATCACCACTTGGAGGAGTAGTTCAATAATAGAGACTACAGCTTGAGTGTATCACATTCAATCAGACATTAGCAATCTGTTCAATCAGACAGGCGGTTGCGGGGTCTCGGAACAGTCCCAAGTCTGGAGCAGGAACATCAGACTTGTCGTAGTAGACCGCGTTCATTAAATCGTAGACCAGGGATCTACCATCGCTGTAGACCTGCAGTTCAAATTGCGAAACCTGGCTAAAGAAGGCTTTCTCATTAACAGCAAAGGGACCAGGGTCAGAGAGTAGAGAAGCGTCCAGTCCAAACTTGCACAAGTAGTAAGCCTGAATCTGTGTGGCCTCCGTGTCGTCAACAGCTGCGTTGGCAAAGGTCAATTCTGCCAAGTCCATGGCCAAGTAATTACCACCTGCCCGGTTCTCTCCAAACTTGAAGTGCTCTGCTGCCAATTGCTGACCACTCGGAGTGGTATCAATCTCGAAAGATAACGCTCCGTCAAAATACCCTTGGACAATACTGCCGTCGTAGTTGATGTAGACCAGATGCCAGTTACCGTTCTTGGCTATACTCCACGGAGCTAAGATAAAATCTGAATCATTGGAGACTCCTGAAGTCTGACCGTTTGTATTTGAGCCAGAAATAATAGTTGATCCAGAAGAGGCGATTCGAAAAACAAAGTCTTGAGTGCTACCGTCTCTGGAGACTTGCCAGCTGTTGTTCGCTGTACTGTTATTGGAGGCTTGGAATGTGGACGACACAACCGTAGCATTGCTGTCGTTAGCGCTTGGGTCAATCCTGACCAAGAAAAAAAGTTTAAACGGCGAGCCGGGAGCTGGAGCACCTGGTACATCATACTGAAGGGACTGGTTGGAACCAGAGAAGTTTAAAGAGTTGTGTCCGTTAGGAGCACCACCCTGCATAAAAGTAGGGCCTTCATCGTCAATACGTAGGGTGACATCGCCATTACCTGTACCGTCTTCCCAGACCTCAACAGTATCTCCGTCGTTGGCTTGAGTTGTTTTTGCAAGATCTGTGAACACGCTCGTTTCTGTAACACGCCCATCGAACACGAGTTTGCTTTGAAGAGTCGGTAGGTTATTGGCTAAGTCCGCATTACAGGCGAGGATGATTCTGTTTACTGGATCAGCAGATTTTGTGCAGATGATTGCACTGACACGATTATCTTTGACATCTGTCGCAGTGACAGTGATTTGACCCAGACCATTATTGGTGATGCTATCTGGGGCGTCGTAAGTAATTTCACCCGTCACGCTGTCAATAGTGACGTTTTGAATATCGCCATCAAAACCGTCTATTGACCAAGAGACAGGAGCATTTTTGACGTTGAAAGCTTGAGCAAAAAAACTGAGACCTGTTTGCCCTATGAGGGACCGATTATTGTCACAGGCATCGATTTGGAACGGAGGGATAGAACAACATTTGGCAGCCATCTTAACAACACTCCACAAAGCCGAGAGAGGTCAAAGCAATAGGGGCAAAAAGAGCCGTGCCTGTGTCATCAACAACAGTAAAGGCAGAGATCTTGTCTGAGTTAGGATCAGCCGGGTCGGATAATAGACAGCCTTCAATGACGTGAGTCCGTACTTCTACTTGTTGCCGGATTTGATCAAGCTCCGCTTGGATCGACTCAAGCGTATTATTTCCGGCAATATCTAAGGTTTTCTGGTCTTGAAGGCACTGCTCAAGGGCAGCATTTTCAGCAGAGTTGGCCTCTACCAGCTGAGTAATCTGGTCAGCAGTTGTACTGCCGTTTTCAGACAATTGTTGTAACAGAGCATTACCCGCTTCAATCTTGTCACACTGATCTTCAGCTGCCTGGTTACCTGCCTCGGCCAAGGTATTGGCTTGCGTAAGCAAAGCATTACCCGCTTCAATCTTGTCACACTGATCTTCAGCTGCCTGGTTACCTGCCTCGGCCAAGGTATTGGCTTGCGTAAGCAAAGCATTATTCGCTTCAATCTTGTCACAGGTAGCTTGAGCCTGCTCTGACAGTTTCTCCGCTATCTCATTGGCTTGTATGGCAAGAGTGTTAGCCTCGGTGGCCAGTGCGATCGATTCAGTGTCTAATGCGTTACTGGTTTCCTGCAAGGTTTTCAGGTCCTGTAAACAAGAGACCAGCTCCTCATTGCCAGAAGCGACCTTCTCACACAATTCGATCAGTTCACTGGCCAAGTTTTCCAAGCTTTCAATAATGCCGTCATTTTGCTCAGCTTGTTTGAGAAGCTTGTCGCACAGCTCCTTTAGCTGATCCATAAGCCCAGCCAAAGCGACCAGGTTATTGTTGGCAGCGGTCAAGAGTTTAAGTTCGGCCAAGCATTCCATGATGGCTTTAGGCTCTTCTATCTTTTCACACAACGCTTCCAGTTGTTGAGAGATAAGCTGACCCCAGTCAGAGACTTTAATGCCTTCATAACACAGCACGATATACTCTTCTTCATCAGCAGGTACTGCAGTGGCCTTGATAGCATCACAGTCAATGTTGAATCGGTAGGTACCAGGGGCTGTAAGGTGTAGTAGGCCATCTCCCTCTATCTCAGCAGGTGATGCAGACATCCAGGTCTCTTCGGCTACATTTTTCTCAAGCGTAGTTAAGGGGAGGTTATGGTACCGGACTTGACCAATGTAACCACTGTAAACAATAAGTTGACCTACGTCGCAGACGTAAGCCCCGTTAATGACTTGAATTTGACAACCTTTACTCATCAGATATTCTCAGGTGGAAGGTAAATATTTATACATCTTCAAACATTTGCATGTTGGCATTCATTGGAAGGGAACAATGATAACCTTCGTAGACCCAGGCGTTTTGGATGGGGATGTTGACAGTTGTACCACCTGTTCCGTAGTTGAGATAAAGTTGAATAGTGGCGGCAGTAGTGCCTGAGTTCGGAAAGCGCATAACAAAATAGTAAATATGCATTCCGCCACTAATACCTCCTGGGAAGGTAGAGACATCTACTTCTCCATTGACGTTACTTGAGGAACCATCGGCAACGGCATAGCATCGCCACTCTAAAGGATTAACAATACTTGAAGTGTCCATCTGGATAGCCAGTGTCACCCATTGTCCTTGCAAGGCCAAGGCAGATTTGTTCAACAGAAATTCAATACCAGAGAAAGAGTCAGGAGAGTTGAAAACTTTGTTGGTCAGTGTTGAGCCACCTCCCAACATGTTGACTTCTGAACTGTCTAACTTATTGACAGAATTAAAGAGATGTAAAGGATCATCAGTACTGCCCAACCACCTAATTTTCTGATTGAACAGATTGTCGTCGAGTATGAAATTTCGAGTCCAGTTGTAAGAGGAACGGAACTCAAAGTCTACGCGAGCATCTGGACCAAACGCAAAGGCATCAGGTCCTTCTTCAGTGTATACAACAAATTTTGAGGATACACTATTAATGTAATTCGTTCCCCCATTGCCTTGAATAGTGACTCCTTGCATAACCACTACTTCAGACTGATCGTCGTAAATTCCGGCACCATCATTACCTGCAAACTCACAACCGACAAATGTCATAGCCGTGTTGGCGTTTTTCAAAGGGTTTGGACTGGAGTTGATCATACGTAAGCCGTTTCGCTTGTTGTTGTTACTGCGCACGTTGATCAGTGTGTTATTGGATACTTGCTGAAAGTTCGGGGTAATTTGACCGTCTGCAAAGATGCCGTCTTCAAAGTTCCGGGACCAGATGTTGATAAAGGTCGAGTAGGATATGCCGTCTAATAACAGTCCTTGAGTGTCAGCACCACTGTTGCCGAATAAATACAAACCCTGGATCAGTGCATTGGTTACTCGGTCAGTCCCATTCCAGGCAAGAAGTCCACCTGTAGCACCAGGTCTTTGTGTAATGACTGAATCTGAAACACCTCCAGTCGCCCATATTTTTATTTGAGAATGTAATATCCAGTTATCGATAGAGAATCCATCAGCACTGCCAGGGATCTCTATGCCTTTATGTAAGAGGCGAGAAGCTTCAGTCATCAAGGCAAAAGCAGAAGTACTGTTGAAAGTCGGAGAAGTTTCTGCTCCAAATTGCAAAGGGTTTAAAACGTCGTCAACAGGTCGTAAGAAGAAAGAGCCCTTAGGCCAGTCTACAGATAAAGGGTTGGTAGAGATTTGTCGATATATTCCCTGTCCACCATCTCCAGGAGAAGTGTACCCAGAAGTCTCAATAAACTCGCTATCAATAACGACCGAGGAGTTTAAGTAATCTTGAAGAGTAGTGCTCTCTTGAATAGAGGTCACTTTAGCAGGGGGACAAGTGAACATTAGTTGATTATAAAGTCAGTAGGTTGAGTGAAAGCCCTTCCAGAGAGTAAAGGCTCAGAAGACAATAGGCATTCGGAAGGCGTGGGGTTGGAAGACACCAGATTGTTTGTTCGAGTGACATTTAATGGGTTGAAGTTAGGTGACTCAGATGAGTTCAATACATTTTGTTGGACAGAAACAATACCAGCAGGGCTGACCAGTATGTTTTCAAAGATATCCACAAGGTTACTTTCTGGTACTACGCCATCAGCATAGATATCGATTGAAGACGCTACTGTGTTCATAACAATATTGCCGTAGACTGAGACGTTTCCAGCAGCAATGACAATACCATTTCCGTCAAAATTACGAGTCGTGACACCGTTGATGATGTTATGGCGAACAGTGGCATTAATGTTGCCAGGGTGTTCGTTGAGACCCAAAGTGATGGCACCTTGACTGTGTACCTCAATACCTTCGATCAGGTTGTGTTCTATCAAGACATTGGTCGAGTCCCTTTTTATATCAATAGCCTCACCTCTGAGATTGCTAAAAGTGTTGTATCCGATATACAGCTCTTCTGCAAAATTGTCATAGCGATCACCAAAGCCGCCATAGAATCCTTCACCAGTAAAAGTGTTTCCTTGTCCTATCTCTGAGATGTGGTTATATCGACAAGTGATTCTTCGAGATCCGTTGACTGCGACCACTGCCGCCTGTCCTATTCGATGGAAAGTATTGTACTCACAGATCATGTCAGTACATCCGGGGCGTAGGCTAGGTCCTTGGCCAAAAGAGATACCTGAGTTTCTCATGTTTTCAATGGTCATGCCTCTTATAGTGCCTACATTGCACCCTTCAAACATACCCTGAAAAAAGGCACCATCGGTACTGAGGTTGCTGGATTGACCATTTATTCTGCCAATGCCTTGTCCTTCGATAACAAAGTTCTGAGCATTGGAGATTACAGTGCTGGACATACTTTCGTTGTTACCCGTGAACCCAAATACTTTACCTCCGTGATCTTGATTACTTATAGCATTGACAAGGTTAGGCCAAGAGGTGAAATTTTCGTCGATAGTTTTGGGGATATACGGTTGTGGGTTGGGCCTTATCAGTGACCAGATATCAGTCCCAGTACAATCAAGTACATTTAAGGGAATGGTAATAGACTGTTTTTGAGGACAAGCGATTGGCACGAAAAGTTCCTCTAACTAAGTTGCTCTCCCTAAGCGGATAAGGAGAGCAATAGTACATCAATTAGATGTTGTTACACGTTCCACGACCTGTTGCAAAACCAAACAGATTTTCATGAAACAAAGGAATATCCAATCCCTGAGAGTTCCAAGTCTCAAAGTACATTTCTCGGGTCTCTGTACTCTTAGGCGGCACTACAACAGTCAAAGGTCCGATGTGAGAGTTATCTAAACTATGCTCTCCAGTAGCATTGACTTGGACATAGTAGAACCAAACGTAAGATCCTCCCATCACCAAAGAAACACCAGCTTGAGTGACAGGGGGTGTTCCCTGAAGAAAGAAATTCAAACGTGCAGTGAAGTCTACAATGTAAGTCATCTCATCGCAGGTCGGGTTTGGAAAATCTACATCGACTGAGACGATTTTAACCAGGCTTGCACCACCTTGACCCGCATGATCGTAGGAGGTACCTAATGGACCAGGTGATGTAGCCGCCTCTACAATGCTAACAACAGTTGCCTTTTTAGTGCGCACCCATGCGTCTACAGCTGCTCCGGGTGCCTTTTCCCAAGCTCCACCATGTTCGTCGTAAACAATGAACCCTTCGGAGACGCACGGCGCATCAGGAGGAATACAGCTGGCAGGCGAAGGGATAGTGGGAAGCTGAATAAGACCCCCGTGCTCACCGTGTAGTCTGGGAGAGATTGTGGCAGATGTAGGAATCGTAGCTCCATCACAGTCAGTCAAAGTGACTTGTGGAGCAGAGATATCCACACCCGTTGCCGTGGCTGCTACAGCAACCGTATTATCAGTAGAGACAACAGTGGTTGCTCCGGCTCCCGGAGGTACAGATAAATCTACACCGGTGGCTGTAGTAGCTACAGTAACAGAGTTGTCAGTAGAGACAACAGTGGTGGCTCCGGCTCCCGGAGGTACAGACAGATCCACACCAGTGGCTGTGGCCGCTACAGTAACAGAGCTGTCAGTAGAGACAACAGTGGTCGCTCCGGCTCCTGGAGGTACAGAGAGGTCGAAACCAGAAGCAGTGGTTGCTACAGTAACAGAGCTGTCAGTAGATTCTACAACAGGAGGAGCAGGTACAGATAAATCTACACCAGTGGCTGTGGCTGCTACAGCAACCGTATTATCAGTAGAGACAACAGTGGTGGCTCCGGCTCCCGGAGGTACAGACAGATCCACACCAGTGGCTGTGGTCGCTACAGTAACAGAGCTGTCAGTAGAGACAACAGTGGTCGCTCCGGCTCCTGGAGGTACAGAGAGGTCGAAACCGGTTACCGTAGGTGTCACGGTTACTGAACTGTCTGTAGAAGAGAGGGTTGTTAGGGTACTAAGAGTGCTTGAAGTACCATCCGCATTTGTTATTGTGTAGTCTCCATTGCCGTCAGGGGTGATGCTCGCAACGGCATTTAAAGGAACGGAGACTGAGTTTCCTTGAGGATCTGTGACAGTAGCAGTACCCGCAGTGTTGTCCAGTGCTACTTGAGCAAAGGTGTCAATATCAACCACAGGGCCTGCGTTGTAAGTGTTGCTGACAGTCCCATCTCCTGGCCCTACGTCAACTTCCCAAGTGTAAGTACCGGCAGGGTTCTCAACAACACGCAGAGCAATCAAGCGTTCGTCTGCTGCAATAGCGGGTAGGGTTACAATGTTTGAGGCGTCTTTAAGGCTGACTCCGTTTGAGTCAAGAACATCTTCCACCATGTTGGTGGGCATATCAGGTAGGGTGACTACGCCCAAAGCGCCTTTGAAACTGGTGCCTGCTGAGTTTACGACATCGCGTACAGGATCGCGAGGAACGGAAGTTGAGTCGCCATCGGACGTGGTAATAATGTTGGTATCGACATTACCGTCTCCTGACAGATCAACTCCTTCAGTCATAGACGGTTGATAGGCGGAAGCTTTCAGAAACTCACAAGAGCCGGTACCATCCCAGTTACTGACAATTCCTGAAGTACCGTTACCTGTATCGACAACGGAGGTCATACCCATGGATGCAGTACTCGGTGAGCCGTCTACACCTAAGGTACCAATAGAACCATCAGGGTTTTGTACCAAGCCGGTAAGAGAATCAGTAGACAGGGTGACAGGTGACTCTCCAGGGATAGACAGCTCGACGGTATTACCAGAGACAGCGCCTTCCAGAGCCTCGATGTCGAGAACACCATCGATAACAGCTACAGGATCGCCATTTAAAGTAGCACCTGTCAGTACAGCCAGGTCAGCGCCTCCTTCAGGAGTAGTCGTCACAGCGACTCCATTTACACTCAGAGCGTTAATAGCGCCGAGGTTGACAGGAGTCTCAACGCCGTCTGCTGTGATCACTACGTGCTGATCAACAGTACCGTCTCCGTCGGTGTCAACAGGAGTAGCTGCCGACTGGTTAGGAAGAGACAGCAGAAAACACTGACCGTCCCAGACGTAGTCGAGACCATTAGTACCTGTGTAAGTTTGCCCTGTAACAAAAGGACCGGGACCAAAATCAATCATTATTATGCTCCAAAAGGTGTGTTTTGAACCCAGAAACCACTGGCGTTCTTCGTTTTAACAATATTGTTTGAGACCCACAAAGAGGTGTCTGGATTGGTGGGGGCTGTAGGACCCGTGTGGATGGCCTCAGGAGGAGGCGTATTGTTGATGTAATGCATGGCTCCGTTGATAAACAAAAGAGAGCCTAACATGTTGCTTGGAGACACAGAGCCACCAATGACATCGACAGTTCCAATACTGCCGTCTTCATTGAGAGTATCTACGGTAATAACTCCATTGAAGTCGGGAAGAGTCTCAGTGCTTCCAGGAGGAAAAGACTTCAGTAGGTTCGCAATTAAGTCAGGAGATAAGACATCGATGAGTTCAGTAGTCTCTTTCCAGCATCCAGAAGCCTGGGTCATTTTTGTTACTGACAGTGAGACGGTGTCAGCGTTGTCGTCAACAATTACAGAAACATCTGTAACTAAGGAAGTTATGTCACAGGGTAACATCATAGAATAGTTCGGTTTGGTGGATGGACAGAAAGGCTGAAAAACAGGAGAGGTAGACATGGTTAAGCATCCTTTGAAAAAGGCAAGTTCTTAGAGACCGTAACAGTTCACACTACTTAAGTAAAAGTCATTAGATAATTGTGCTACACTTTAGTAACTATTTTCTACAATTACAGCATGATTGATGAATCAAAACAGCAGTTGGCATACTTTCAAAGTCGATTAGCTGAGGGTAAACCAGCTCAAGTCTGCCCCCTCATAGGGGTGAATATCTTTTGGGCTATCCAGCATATTCATTTTTGGACGAACAGAGACTTCAGTCGAAGGGCTGGAATCAGGGAAGGTACGATGTCTAAGTACGTCCTCGGGCAAAGGTCTCCAGGGTTTAATCGTTTTGTTTACCTGATGGATAGGCTAGGATACGAGGTCTACATCAAACCAAAGGATTCAGCAAGTGGCAGCACTGACAAACCCTGATGATCTGACAGGGGAACTGAGCGCCACAGCAGCGCCACTGAGTAACGAGTTACAACAACAGGCGACTCAGTTCCAGGATAAAGAAGAGCGGGTAGAGGCAGCCAACGAGGCTTGGGAAGACTTCATGGAGTCTGACCTTGCAGATGAAGAGGCCCCTATCGAGACACTCAAGAGTTATATCTTGCAGATGTTTCAAGACTCTAAATCGGCTAGGCTTTCTGCGGATATTGACGACCGGATATCTTGTGGCAGACGACTATACCGGGGTGAGTACACAGAAGAAGAAAAGCGGTTGATGCCAGAGATTGATGTCTGGTTTCATTTGGTGGCACCTCTGGTCAATATCGGATTGGCTTTTCTCCGCTCTATCCTCAACCAGGCAGATGCTGACAACCCCATTTGGGAATTACGGGCATCCCCTATTCCTGAGCTTCCTGAGTTTGTGGTCAGCCGGGCAGAAGATTTTGCCGTTCTGAGAATCATAGAAGAGTCTCGTGCTCCAGGCCCTGATGGCCAAGTAACTCCCATGACCGAAGAGCGCGCAACTGAGATTGTTAAAGAGCTTCGTGATGAATTGTTCCAGATGCTGGATAGAGAAGCGGAAAAGCATACTCGTAACCTACAACGACAGATGCATGCCAATCTTGAGACTGCTGATTTCTATAAGGTTTTGGACGAGTTTCTTCAGCGATTAGTCGTTGACCCCATTGCTGTCATGAAAGGCCCTGTTATTGGGGTGAAGGAAGTTTCGGAGTGGAAAGACGGCGAGAAGGTCTATCCAAAAAAGAAGTATCAGCACATGGAAGTCGTGCCTTGTGAGAATATCTACCCCACTCCTGACAGTAAAGACCCACATTCAGGAACCGGTTTATTTGAGTTTTGCACAATGACCCGAGGTCAACTGCAAGACGCTCGAAAAATGGATGGTTTTGTTGCCGAGAATATTGACTTGGTATTGACCGAATTTGAGTTCAAATCACGAGATTGGCTGTCACCTCAGTATGATATTGAGATGGCAGCTTTGGAAGATCGAGTCGGAAGGTGGAGGGACTACGAGGGTACTGATGTCATAAAGTATTATGGACAGGTTCCTGGCTACATCTTGAAAAAGGCAGACGTTAAAACACTCGACAGCAAACAGATAGACGATAAAGACAGCTACGAAGTTGAGGTCTGGATGACATGCGATCAGATAATCCGTGCCGTCTACCCTGACAAAGGTCAAAAAAGACCTTTTGAGATTGCATCTTTGTACCCAGTAGCAGGGAGTTTCTGGGGCTTTGCCATCCCACACAGAGCACAAGACGAGCAGCGATCCGCTAACGCTTCACTACGTGCTGCCATTCGAGACATTGGATACACGTCAGGTCCAATCAGTCAAGTGGATGTGTCTTTTTTAGACAAGAATCAGTCAATACCAAAAAGGTTTCACGCAGGCTCCACTACGTTGGTGAACTCTCGAATGAGAGGGGCACAAGGCAAGGCAATCACGTTCGAGCAATTGACTTCTCAAGCACCTACATTTATGGGGCTGATCAATACGTTTTTTGTTAATGCTGAGATTAACACAGGCTTTAATCGCCAGATGTTGGGCCAAGCCCAGCCAGGTATCGGGACGCTGGGGGAGGCCAATATCCTACAAGCCAATGCTACGACCGCACTTCGCTCTATGTTGGTACCTATTGACGATATGTTAGAGAACGTTTTAAATGCCGTGGCCGATCAGATTATGCGCACGACCGAAGATCCGTTACTTAAAGCCGATGCCAAAGCCAAGGCTAAGGGGTCTTCGCACCTCTTGGACAGGCAGCTCAACAGGGCCAATCTACTTCAGTTCTTCAACACACTCGCGCCAATCAGTCAAACTCAGCCAGGTCTTATTGAGCCATATGGTATGGCTTGCCTTGTTAGAGAGTTGGCTTCAACTCATGGGCAAGACCCGGATAAGTTTGTCAAAGATCCAGACAGCGTAGAGGCTCGCAATGAGGAAAGACTTCTCAGACAGCAGCAATTAGGTATCGCTCAGTCTGGTGGCGGGATTGCCGGAGGGGTTAGTCAGCCGCCTGCTACCTTGAGTGCCGATACTGCCCAAGTGCCTACCCAAGCAGCCTAGTATCAAAGGTGTAGAATTGTATCCTAAAGGGTGAGAAAGTTTGTAGACTGAGCTTATGACTACTTTACACGACGAAGCAATATACCCAGAGGATACTGTCTACGATATTTGCCGTGGTCCGGGTAAAGTGACCCGCGTTGACGGTTGTGATATCTACGTGTCTTTTGGTAAGGGGCGACCTTACAAATTCACTAATCGAGGGGTCAACGGAGACAGTCAGATTATTACGCTGTTCCACAGACCCCCAGCGATCATTCCGTTTCCCAAGGACGAACGGCGGGCAGCAGCTTTGACTCAAGCTCTGTGTAAGATTATGGACCTGTTCAACGATCTTCTGGATTGTAAACAGTGAATGATTGCAAGGATAATGAACATGGAAATGCTCATGCCGCTACAATATGGATGCAACAATTGCCACCATGGGCTAAGGCTATGGTCGCTTTTATGTTTATGTTTACTATCTGGTCAGTATTTACCGGATTTGATTTAGGCAATCTGATGAACAAGATTGCAGATGCAGAGCTTGAGCAGAGGAAGATGCAGTTTGAAGCTCAGCTGAGAATGCAAGAGATGCAGTTTGAGGTCACTCAAGAATCGAATGTTAAGCTTGATCAAATGATAGAAGCACTGGATGAAGTGGTCACAAGATTGGATGCTCAAGGTGAAAAGATTTTCACTATCATAGAGCGCTTAGCTCGTGTAGAAGAGCAACAAGTGATTTCGATGAACACTCAAGGTCTGTTGATTGAATGGGTGTGTGCTCACGAAAAAGACGAAGACTCTTACCCTACATACTGCCAATAAGATTATGTTCACTTGCCCTTCTCCACCTATCGACCCTTGTAGTGCGTTCTCAGTTACGGATACGACTTCTTTTGCCGGGATTATCGTAGGACATTCCGAGGGGTTTGGAGATGACGCACGGGTTACTGTAACTATTAACAATGTTGTTTATGTGGGTAGATACGTTGGAGATTTTTTTCAGATATCAGGTATCCCGTTTGACGTACAGCAGCAGTTAGAAGGACAGTCTCTAACCGTTACCTTGTTTGACCCAACAACAGGCTGTGAGAAACAGTCGACAGTTGCCTTCTCAGTACGCACTTCTGATTACAGTTCATGTAGTGGTACCGGAGTAGGAATCGATTCAATCACTTCCAGTGCTGGTCAGTTGACAGGGACGACTTCAGGTCTGGGTAACGGCAATGCCGTGTGGACGACTATCCAAGGTCGCGTCTATAGCACGGTAGTGATTGAAAATGCTTTCACTTTTACCAACATTCCGGAGTCTGTATATAGCACGTTTGCGACATTAGGAATCACTGTTTCTGCCAGTAACGGTACGTGTGTGGATAACGATAACCATACCTATCAAGGTACCGGGCAGTCAGCAGGAGGCGGAGGCGGTGGCGGATCAGTAGCTACCGGATGTGTTTTCGAAGCAACTTCTGGCCAGATCGCTTTTGAGGCCGAAGATACAGAGTTAAAAAACAACTGGCAGCTCAGTACAGCTCGATCGGGTTTTACCGGTTCAGGACACTTGGTGTACCAACAACCGACGCTCAGTATTAACGTTAATCAGAACGATGTAATCAGTTACACAATCAATGTGTCCGAGGCTGGAAACTACCGTCTGTATATTCGAAACAGTGCTTTATACGATGAAGCCCCAGACAAAAATAACGATTTATGGGTGAGACACTCAGGTGGCTCGGTACCCGGACAGACAGCAACAGCCGGATCTTGGCATAAATTATATCGATCCATACCAGGCCCTAACACGCCGTTTGATTGGCAGATCAGTATTGATCCCAATGAGGGTGGGGGTAACTACTGGATGGCTTTGTCCGCAGGTGTGCATACGTTAGAGTTCGCCGGTCGTTCAGGTCAGTTCTATGTAGATGCAGTCGCGCTACTCAAAGATGGAACTGGAGACCCCAATGCAGTACCGAAACTCAGTTGCGTAGGATCGTCTGTCAACCTGACACCTTTGGGAAAGCCTGCGGCTACTGGTAGATTTACGCCAGATGATCTGTTGTCTATTCATTATGATTCAGCTCCAGATCCAGACGACATTCATGCGTCAGCAGCAGGGGCATGCGTCGTACAAACGTACTCGTTAGGTTCTCGCATTATGGTCGCGGGAGGAGCTTACGGTCTCAGAGTCTGGAGTAACGGGAGTACACCAGGAGGTACTCGTTGGAGTAACTACAATCCAGGTGTCGAAAATGTTCTGAACCAGGCTTACGGCAGTAGTTGGTTCAAGGTCAGAGGCAATACAGACGGGTCGTTCAACCACATTGTGGAGTTTGCTACTCGATGGAAACAGACTTTGGATACCGGGGCAGACGTGTGGGTGGCAGAAGGTGGGCCTTCTGACTTTACTTACTTGGTCGCTCGGTACCTTGAAAATAATCTGGGAGCCACAGCTGAGCAGTTGGGAAGAGTACACGTTGTTCAGCATTCAGAATGGAACGATCAGAACACAGACCCTTCCAATCTTGCCTGGGTCAAGGCCAACCTCAGTTATGTCAGAATCGATAATGGTAATCTCAACGCAGCTCAGGGACAGGGAGGCACTGCTGATTTCCGTTCTAATGCCGCCACCGGAGATATACAACCTTGGGCTAACAGCAATTTTTGGGGTCAAGCAGTATCTGGGCAGTGTGGTGCATTATGGCAACAGGCTCGGAATGCGTTCAGTGATCCTGCGTTGGTAGATTTTTCAGACACTGTTGAACTGCTTTACATCTTGAATATCTCACAAGGACAAGGCCAAGTTGTTGAAGATATCGAGGATTTTGCTGGAATCTACATATAATGTCTATTGATACAGAAAAACCTTTTGGAAAAGCGTTGGAATGGTACGTCAATCTTTTCAGCAATCGTTGGAATCGTTTTTGTGATATTTGTTGGTTTTTGTTTGGTTGCATGTGTCATGGGCTACTGGGGTTTGGGCTTGGTTTTGCACTCTGCTATTACTGGTTAAATTGAAATGACATATCATTCTGTTCCAATTAGAACTAAAAAAGTAAACCAGCCCAAGTGCCCTACAGACTACCCTCTGTGCGTTACCAATACGTCTTCGTTTGACGTAACTGTAGAGAATAGAAGTCGTACTGGAGCGCTTCCTGTATATGTCAGTATATGGGGTTTGCCTCCTGGAAAAGAGCTTTATATCGACAAAGTGTACGACGACGATTGTGATCCTTTGTTTACTCCGTTGATGGTTTGTAGTCATTGTGCATTCCTAACCAATATCAGGTCTGATATTGTTTTGACGATGCCAGGCAAGTATCACTTTCATTTGGCAGACTATGAGTCTTTAGATTTCGATGGGGATTTTGCGTATCAAGCAACCCCGGTAAGTGCTGACTATGCCCAATTGTGGTTGATGCAGAATCCATGTTGTTGCTAGGAGAAAAGAGTGACTAATTATTTGAAAAGCGACGATCCTCATGAAGATTGTTGTGACCCCAAAGTGGCGTATATCATGCCACCACCTGACAACCACAAGCAGGATTGTCATGGGCACGGTCATGGTCATGGTCATGGTCATGGTCACGGTCACGGTCATGGGCACGGTCATATCAATCCTCCTGTGATTATGGTGACTCCCCCGGCTGCTCCGGCTGCTCCGGCACCTGTAGTGAATGTTCAGCCACCTGCCGATAGCGGATGCAGTACTCAAGGTATTGTAGGCCCTCGTGGAGATGAAGGACCTCGGGGTTGTGAAGGCCCTCCTGGACCTCAAGGTATTCAAGGTCACACAGGACCCCAAGGCCCTCGGGGTGAGCGTGGAGACACAGGCCCTACAGGTCCCAGAGGTCTGGATGGAGTCAAAGGTTCAGAAGGTTCGCAAGGCCCACAAGGTATTCAAGGTCAGCAAGGCCCCCGAGGTGAGACAGGTGCGCAAGGCCAGCAAGGTGTGCGAGGTCAGACAGGAGCCACGGGTGCCACAGGTCCACAAGGTCCTCAAGGAGAGGTAGGCCCGCAAGGGCAAGTCGGTCCACAAGGTGTACAAGGCGAAGTAGGCCCGCAAGGCGAGAGAGGTGCTCAAGGAGATCGAGGTGATGTTGGGCCTCAAGGCCCTCAAGGTATTCAGGGTGAGATGGGACCACAAGGAATACAAGGAGCAGATGGGGCTGCCGGTCGAGATTCTCTGATCTCTGTAAGCCAGTCGGCAGTAGATCCCAGTTGTATGGACCTGCTGTTCAATACGCCCAATGGAGAAGAACTGGTAACAGTTCAGGGGTGTGTCTCTCTTTTAGGCTGCGGGTACACCGGTAACCCAATTACAGTCACACCTACCGGTACGCCTGTTCCTCAAGCAACATCGGGGGAAACACAGATTGACTTTGTACATCCTGTAGACTCAGCTCGTATGGTCTTGCAGTCAACACCAGGTCAGTCGGGTACGGTCAGTAATATCACAGCCAGCGTTGAAGGTAACTTCTCCTGTGTGGCCTTCGACCTGGATGGAACTTTCACGTTCAATATCTTGGTCGATACGACAGGTCTTCCCATTGCTCAAAAAGATGATTTGACCTGCTATCCGCCTATCCAGCCTATTCTTCGTTTAGAGGCACCTGCAGGGGTTTTCTTGAATCGAAAGGTTGGGGGATCTCCAGTGGCTAATGCTTGGCAGGGGGGTACAGAGTCCGATGGGTCTGTATATGTAGAGCAGTACCCGGCACCTGATTTGCTGCAAAACTTTGAACAGTATGTTCAAGGAGGCACTTTCTCTGCTGATTTTATTGGCACCGGTCGGATTAAAGTGTGCTACGAGCACCGGTATTTGACTCCGGTAGCGGCGGTGACTACAGTGAGCGGATCAATCCAAGAGCTGTGTGATCCAGGTGGTTCTATTCCTGTCAATACTCCGGTGACTTTGCTATGAGGAGACAGTACAGGATTCGTAATTCCACAGCGAGATTGATTAAGAAGAAGAACTTTTTGAAATTTACTCCCCGTTCTATTTTGATCACTTCTCCAACACCTTTTACCCGGAGAGTTCGCAATGCAAATGCTTAACCCGTGGCCTGCTCCAGTTAAAGATCAGCACTGCGAAGAGCCAACACCTACATCCATGGTTGTCCAAGGTCCTCCAGGAGAGCAAGGCCCTAAAGGATGTCCAGGAGAACCAGGTCCTCGTGGCGATAGAGGCCCTCGTGGTGAGCAAGGTATTCAGGGAGATCGAGGCCCTAAAGGAGAACAAGGTCTTATGGGACCTGCGGGCATTCCTGGAGATAGAGGCCCAATCGGTCCAAGAGGTCCAGAAGGACAACTGGGTCCGCAAGGTCCCAAGGGCGAACAGGGGCCTATTGGAGACGGTCGTGTGTCTTCTGTTGATACGACGCATTATCAAGGCATGCCGGTTGTCTTGGTAAGTCTGATTAAAGATGATGGTGGCTGTGTGACGGTAATGCTGCCGGTATATACGCAAGACGAGTGCTACAAGGTAGATCCAAATACACCTTGCTGCCCTGAAGATAATCTAACCGACTCATCTGAGTCACCTTAACTTTGAGATATTACGATGCCAAAAGCGATTAAATTCCTCGACCCTAATACAGGCCTTATTGTTGCCAAAGACTGTGTCAGCGGTGCTGATTTGACAGCGGCTCAGATTGCCGCAGCAGTTCCTTGTCCTACAACTTCGGTAGAGACAGCAGATGTCTGTGTACAAACTGTAGGTAACACTGACCCAACTTTGATTGAGCAAGGTGCCAAAGAAGTCTCTACTTTTGAGATCTCTTATAACACCGATAATACAGTCAATGAAACGATTTTGGTTAGTACAACACTCTACTCTGCAGATGGTACTGACATCACAGCGACTCACGAGAAGACAGCATGTCCTGTTGGCCTCTTGCCTGTAGGCGAGATCTGTTACGCTTAAGTAGGTAACTATTAACAGGATCAGGAGTACGCATGTACGCTAACAAGTTTATAGACCCGACAACCGGGGAGGCTGTTTACTTTGATGCCAACAGTCAGCGTATTACTGATCCTGCTGAAATCTCAGCTATTGAAACGGCACTGGAGGCTCATTGTGAGAAAGTCAAAGCAGCCGTTATTGAAGGTTGTGATGAGGAAGGAAACCCGGTGTATGCCGGAGTAGATCCTTGTGATGGCAGTCTTGTGTGGGGACCCATACCTCTTGAGAAGATTGGTATGTTCAAGTGTGCAGGGTCTTCTGCTCAGACGCTAAACTTGGAAACAGAGCAGATCTATGAAGGGTTTGTAGCGGTAGGAGCCAATGGTTTGAATGGTTCCGAGCTATGGGCTCGTCGAGCAAGCGTGACACCCTTTGGCCCTTCAGGTGGAAACATTTGGCGTTATACCATTGTGTTCGATGTACCCCATCCTGATGGAGATGACTACTCAATTACTGTCGGGGGTCATGAAGATATTAACAATCGAGATAACCCTAAGATCACCGTTGTTCAAGCAACCAAGTCAGCCAACGGATTCCAGTTGATGGTGACTACAGATGATAACGGAACTGCTCCGGACAATCCTGCGAATAATGCTTGGTCGGTATCTGTGGATTATCCTCGAACTGTTGTCGTTGATGCGGAGTTGGTGTAATGAGTTGCTTGCCTCAGATTCGAGTTTCTGATTACAACAACACGTACATCTGCACGGTCGATCAACTGTGGGTAGGCCCGAAATGTAGAGGGTTGTTAAAATTTGCCAACCTACCTTTGACAACCATTGAGTACCAAGTAGATAGTGATGTTTGGATACCTGCAGAACCTGCCAGCATTGAAGGCTCTGGAGTGCAGTACCTGTTCACTCCAGGGAGTTACCGGTTTGGTATTGACTGTGCTGACTATGGAGGCAGAACACCCACGGAAGGTGAAGAAATCAGTTTCTCTTACGAGTGCGTGACAGGGACTGTAGGGAATTTAGAAGTCCTTGAATGTTTGACGGAAGTAAAAACGTTATTAGGAGGCAGCAGTGATGTTGTCGCCACTGCCAAGATCGTGGAACAGCTTGATGCGGTCTGCACTAAATTACTTGAGATCGCTTCTGAGAAAGAGGTCTTACAACAACAGCTGGTTCAACAGACAGAACTGGTTACACTGACAACCCTTAACAACGAGTTGCTGACTAAAATAGCAGATGCTGTCTGCGAAGATCCTTTAGTTCCTCTGCAATCTATTAGCTATATCGAGAATCCCTGATGAGCAACCACCATCACGATTATGTAACACGAGAAGAACTGAAGTGTACTCTTGACACGCTTCGCTGTCCTCCCGGTCCTCAAGGCGAAGAAGGCCCTCAAGGTAAGCCTGGCGAGAAAGGTGACACGGGTAAGCAAGGGGAGCGCGGTGCGACAGGTCAAAAAGGCGAGCGTGGAGATATTGGTCCTCGGGGTGAACGGGGTCAAGAAGGCCCTCGGGGAGAGCGCGGCGCAGACGGTCGAGACGGCCAGGACGGACAGCATGGTAAAGACGGCTGTGATGGTCGACAAGGTCCGATTGGCCCAATGGGTCCGATGGGTCAATCGGGTCAAAATGGTAAAGACGGCAAAGATGGGTGCTGTGGTGACGAAGGTAGCGCTGGCCCACAAGGCCCTCAAGGAGAAAAAGGTGAGCGCGGAGAGACAGGCCCTCAAGGTCCTCAAGGTCCTCAAGGGGTCAAAGGTGATCGAGGAGATGTAGGCCCTACAGGTGCTATAGGGTCGCAAGGTCCTCAAGGCCCTCAAGGGGACAAAGGTGACAGAGGTGAGGTAGGCCCACAAGGCCCCGCAGGTCGTGACGGTGTTGACGGTACCAATGGTGTTGCAGGTACCAGCCCCAGTGTTGCTTGCTCTGGAATCGGTGGAGATGGTACAGAAGCCAATCCATATACTGCCGTCACGTTTAATATCTCGGATGATTCTGGCACTGTCAGCAAAACAATCTCGACAGCGGCTGCACAAAACAGTTCGACCCGAGTCACTGGTACGGCTGTTCTGACAACAGATCAAGGTTGGCGAACTCAACTGAGTTTGGAAGACGGATCGCAGTTGACCAGTCAGTTGGTTACCTGGGAAGCTATGGCTCCCTTCTTGGAGCCTTACTTGAACATTCCTCAGATGGTTAGTCAGTGTTTACAGACGTTGTCTTTAAACCTCAATGGCAATGAACTGTCAGTCAGTGCGACTCAGGAAAATTGTGATCCTGTAACCAGTTCATCTATTATTCTTCCAAGTACTGGTGGAGGTACTGTAGGTCCACAAGGGCCAGCAGGTCCACAAGGTGAAGTAGGTCCACAAGGGGAAGTAGGTCCTCAAGGACCACAAGGTGAAGTAGGACCACAAGGTCCGCAAGGAGAGCCAGGAACAGGAGGCACTAACAGTCAAACAGTCTCTCTACAGACCATTGCTGATCCTGCGGCAGCTTGTTCAACTCAAACAGTCATTCGTGTTTTGGACTCCACAGGTGCAACTGTTGACGAAGTGTCGGTGGTTCCCTATGAGTCACCCACTTGTTGTAAGTGTGCTTGCATTACCGTGTCGGAAAACACAGAGGTGCAGGTTTACGGAGACAGTAACAGCGGTTTTGTAGTATCGTGGGGTGAAAATAATCAGCAAGACACGGTACAAACAGGCCAGACGGCTATCTATAATTACGTTACGGCAGGTGTTTATGAAATCAGTCTCTGTCTTGTCGATTCCTGTGACACGCTTTCAGATTGGGATATTGTAGGTGGACAAGTCAGTTATAAATCCTGTGATGGATGCTCGTAACGAGTTACAGCAAGAGGGGTATGAATTGATAGCTGATCTTAAAAAACAGCTGGATCGGCTATATCCCATTTTAGATACCTTGGGAAGAAACCCTGTGATTAGTGATTGCAATAATGTCGTACCACAGACAAAAAACGATGCTCCTGCCCATGTGTTGTCAAACTACACGCTGATTTTTGAAGACTTGTTTAACAATCCGTCTACTCCTGTAGACCCCAACAAGTGGAGTACGTCATTCATCTGGGGGCCTACTCAGGTTATCAACAACGAAGATCAGTATTACGTAGATACACTGGGTGGACAAGGCTGGCAAGGCGCAAACCCCTTCAGTCGAAATGCTCAGGGTAATCTTCTGATTACTGCTGCCCCTATTGAAGGCCCTGCACCGGATACTTTTTTTGACAACGGTTCTGGGTTACAGCCTATGCCCAAACCCCCTCTTCTCAGCTCCGGAATGATTAATACCAGAGACACGGCCTGTTTCAAATACGGGTATGCAGAAGTTTGTCTTCGCGATCCGTGTTGTCCCGGAGGTATGTGGACAGCTGCTTGGCTACTCAATTGCTTATATTACAATAATGCATTTGACAAGAATGCAGAAGAGAACGACGGCAATGGTACCGATAAGTTCAACCACGAGATCGATTTCAAAGAGAACGTTGACAACTATGGTTGTGACTCTATTCTGACCAATGCTTACCACTATTTTACCGGGGATGCGCTGGGCACTTTGAATCGGTGGACTATCGACGGCCAAGCCTTCAAGGTCGATGGCCAACCCAATGCCGGGCTATATAAAGATTGCGATGGGAACGACAAGACATTCCTGGATACGGCGGGCACTACTTGTAACGAGTTGCATACCGTGGCTGTTGATTGGGCACCTGACTACATTCACTTCTATCTGAATGGCCAGATTGTCAACTGCATCAACGGCTCTTCTGACTTGATCAGTGACCAGTTTATGTACCTGATCATCAACTTCGCCGCCGGAGGTAATTATCCTATGGCAGCACTTCCAGGAGGAGCACTGGAAAACTTTGCGGATGTCAATGATTATCCCGCCTCTTTAGAAGTGGCCTATGCTCGAATCTATTTACACCCTGAAGGGCAAACGAGAACAGTTTAATGAACAGCTACAAAGACATTGATGATCTTCGTTCTCTCTTCAAAAACTTGTCGCCTTTGCGTCTTCGGCGTATGTTTCTGTGGTCTGAAAGCATCGACATTGCCCGCATGCTTTTGGGAGTTTCTTTTAAGACAGAACGAGAAGCGATTGATGAGCTGATTACGTTTTTCAAAAACAATGAAGAGCCAAAGAGTCCAGTCTGTAATTGCCCGGAGCCCCGAGAGCGTCGATGGCACAAGGTAGACCAAGGACAGCCGGTAACCTGGTCTCATAATCCTATCAATCAAGGTACTTCCAGAGCGGGTATAATTTTACAAGAACGGTTTGCCATTGTTCAGAACCTTTGTGGTATTGAGTTTCGACAAACGGGTTTTCGAAATGCGGACATCCATATTAAGTGGGCTGAATTGGATGGTGCGGGAGGTACTCTGGGAGTGACGTATGTGCCAGGTACCGGGGATCGTATGTCAGCCTGTGGACCCTTGTGCGGAGATATGATCTTCGATACCTCAGAGACTTGGACCAACGATCAATTCTTCGAGACGGTAACGGATCACGAGATCGGACATGCTTTAGGGTTGTCGCACTCTCGAAACCGGGACTCTTTACTCTATCCTGAGCTTATTGCCTTAAGATCTTGGCAGCCTGAAGATATTGAACAACTTCTGATTCGTTACCCTAAAAACAGACCTGCTTGATATGGAAGCTTTTATTCAAACACCTCGTGATGTTGTCTCTCCAAGGGAAGGCAAGCGTTGGAATACGCCAGCACCTCTAATTCCGGGGACTCCTGAGTTCGCAGATTCGTTGCGAGAAGTAGAGCAGACTGTTGCCCGTACTCAGGCAGGTGAGTGGTCGGGTGATTTTCTGAGCAAACAAAACCCGTCTGAGCTTGAAGGTCAAGTACCTCGACTGTTGGCCCAGAAGCTTCGGTTGGGTACCAATAAAAACCCAAGACCTGTTGCCTTGGCTCAGGCTGTAAGCATGGACAAACCCTGGCATCTAGGGGAGTTCTTACACGATGAGCTGCGCCGCTTGAATGTCCCTTACAAGGTAGACAAACCGGGAACGATTCAGTTTTGCGATAAAGATGGCTCGATGGCTGCCTTTATGGGAGACCTGAATAGACGATGGCCTGAAGCTTTGGATCGGATGTTTGATATCAAGTATTATTGGAAACAGCCCAGGCCTGAAGATTTCTTCCAAGTTCACGGCACTATCTTTACCGTGAATGGGTACCCGGCACCGGGGCACTGGTCTTATGGTGCTGGCCATGGAGCAGTATCTGGAGTGACTGCCAATGTTGTCAAAGATCACTTCGACCTGAGTCCTGATTTGTACCAGGAAGTGCTACATGCATGCTGGTGTTTTGCACAAGGCCGTACCTTTTTGGGGGTACATTTTCATGAAGATAATGTGTTGGGATTTAAAGTCGGAAGAATATTCTGACTTGACAATGTAACCAGTTTCACGTATCTAAGGTCTTATTATGACAACAGAAAATCCAAACCACACTGTGATCTCAGGTGTTTCTCGTGTTGTTGATCACAGTAAAACCAAGCCTCCTGTTCGGCAGCCTACTCAACGTCGTGTTCTTTCGAACAATGGTAATCGAGGCTGTGCCAAATGCCGTCAGAATCGCGTTCGCTAAATACAATCGGGGAGATTGAAATATCATGAGCGTTCTTACAGATCCATCCATTCCACCTGTTAATGTTCGAAATCTGGGTTTGACTGCACAAGAGCAGAAATACTTGGATGACGGCACACAACCACCTACGGACATTTTGTCTGATTTTCAAGAGCAGGATATCCGGGAACGTAGTGTTGAAGAAAATTATCAACTACAGAAAATGGAGCAACAGAATGCTGCTCTTCAAGCCCAGCTGGGTCAGACTACTAATCAGTTGAATCAAGTTCAGAATAACTTTTCTCATCTGTCTGGACAACTTGATGCCATGCAACAGGCACAGGCTCAGGCACAACGTCAAGCACAGGTAGATACTCAGTTTGCCTTCACAGATGATGAGATCGAGCAGCATGGTGACGTACTGCCTATTATCAATAAAGCCGTTGCTAAAACTCAGAGTGATATGGAGCGTATGTTCCAAGAGCGTCTGGAGCAAGAGAAGGTAAAGTGGCAGCAAGAAGCTACAGGCCCTCTTCAGCAACAGCTCCAGCAAACCCAAGCAATCCTGGAATCCCAGCAACAGCAACAGCGTGCCAGTTTCGATACTGAGCTTCTAAATCGGATGTCCCAGATGGGCTTAGGCTCTATGGCTAAACTGGTGGATATGCCTGCATTTAAACAGCGGTACAATCAGCCTCTCTATCCTGGCAGTACGATTGCTTGGGGAGACCAGTTGACAGCACACGTTAAAGGAAAAACACCAGCAGACTTTCAGTCAGCTATTGGTATGCTCCAAGACTTTCGTGACCAGCACACTGATTTAGGCCAGCAGTCTCAGTCGGATACCTCTGTTGTGCCAACCGGCAGTATGCCTCAAGCACAAGATCTTAGTTCAGAGGCACAATCCAAGTTGGCAGAGGCTCGTGCCTGGACAGAGAAGTACCGTGAGAATATGTCCAACGCTAATCAAGGATACTTCCCAAAAAAGGCTAACGGTCAGACGATGACTCGACCTGAGTACCGTAAGTATCAAGCGGAAATTCAAACCAAGATCAACCTTCTACAAGCCCAAGCGGGCGCATAACCACCATAGGATTTTACCCTGATGGCAGGACGAAATGATTTAAACTACGACTCAAAGCCTCGGGGTGTCCCTACGGCGGCGGGTCATAACCAATATCCGATGGAAAAACTGTTCCGGGAACAGTTTGAGGATGAGTTTTACAACATCACGGATATCTCTCAGCTGGCGACAAATCAGACGTTAGAACCTCTACGCCGGTGTGGTCAGACTATTGAATGGCGTACCCAGCCGCACGGAGTCATCCGAGATTACTACATCAACATGCGGCTGGAGAATGATTTTCCAGAATGGTCCAAGAACGAAGTCACCATCGGGCATGCTAAGTATTACAACATGAAGATTGACGATGTTGACATGCAGATGATGTGTGACAGTCGAGATATCTTCAATGAGGTCATGGCAGATCTCATGCGTCAGAAAGCCGATATACTGACAGCTGCTACTATCCGTGAAATGATTTTGGGAGCACACCCCAAGAATCGAGGTAACTGTGCAGGACACAAGAAAAAGAAATACTGCCTGGGGGAGTGTGATGATCCTCTGCGTATTGATTGTGACCGTATAGCCAAATTCAATCAGCATGCTCATGGTGTTCTGACTTCAGCGTCTGTAGTGGCTCAACGTCGGGGGCAAACCAGCAATAACCCAGGAACTGATCCATTCATGTTGGTTCCTGATTGTTATTGGGAAGTGTGGCAAGAATCACAAGCAAAAGGATGTTGCCCGGCAGTGGAGCGTTCTGCTTTGGAAGACGGCAGTATTCGATTGGATCTAGGCAACTTCGATATGTGGACCAGTTCAATGCTTGATGAATTTGCTCACGAGTTGCCTACTGGTGAGATTGTCTACCCCATTATCTTTGGTCGCAAAGACGCTACTGGAGCTGTAGTGACGCTGGATAAAAGTCGGGAAGTTAATGATCATCCAGATTATTTCGCGTCTTTTATGCAAGGTCTTTTTGTTTATGGACAGTCGGTCATTACTCGTCAAGGTCTCGGTTTGGCTTGGGTGACTTTCGTAAGCACTTCCCTTAAATAACCAGTAACAGAGGAACACAAAATGAGCGGAACTATTTACTGGTTGCAGTTGGGCGGCATGCCAGTAGTCAACGATGACCAAGGCCTATGTCAGTGGCCTTCCCACCCCATGATCCCACCATCAGCTGCGGAATCATATGGTTACAATGTGGAAGAAGGAGTGCCTTGGAACGGTCCTACTACAGGACACCGAGGACACGGCGTTTTTGCCAATGAACGTATCTTGGACTTTAGAGATCCAAAGGACATTGTGTACTGTCGACCTCTATGTCTGACCGAGCGCCCTCGATCTTGCCTTCCTGAAGACAAGAACTGTCCGGTGTTCATTGAAGACATCCAGGGTCACCCAAACCAAGTAGGACTGAATTACTACTACTGCAAGACGATGCGACCCAAGTTAAAGGTGGGCGACTGTATTGCCACGCACTTGGTGCCAGCCAAAGAGAAGTTTACTGACTTCGTCTGGTCAGTAACCAAACCGACTCCTGGGGTTATGGGTAAGTTCAAATTGATGGCAGCCAACACAGATCTGACGGGCAGTATTGACTTTGGCCAAACTACTGAGAAGATGCAGTGTGTAGACATCAAAGACATTGACCCCGATCTTCAGTTCAGTAGCCTGTGTGATGGCTATGATGTTATCCTGTTTGAGATTGAAGCCATGCCTGATGATATCCCTGCGGAAGATTGTCGCCCGGCTTCAGGTCGATTGGATAATTTTGTGCTGACGGCTACAGTCAATACCATGACTGTCAAGACAGGCAAGTAATTTAACATTCGGGGAGATTGACTATGAGTGCCTTTAACGAAAAGATTGAAGCCCGACAGCGAGGTAAGAAACTCACTGCCATAGAGAAAAGCCGTATTCGAGAGCAACTGACGGAGTATTGGGTCGGTCGTTTTCGATACACTCAGACGGAAGAGGATGGCGTAAAGGTAGTGCTGCCAGAGTTTTTGTTTACTTCTTGGTACATTCCAGAAGGCATTGTCCGAGAAGTGTGTGTGGCTCTGGACAAGGACAACATGCCTATATGGCAACATGCTCCTGATGCGCCTGTGCCTCCTGAGTACTTTATTGGCAACAGTCAAGGGGAGAAACGTGCTCTGTTTGATGATCATCCAGCAGCTCAGCCTCCACCGTTCGATTACAAGCCACCCGCTTATGCCCGAGATACTCACTCTGGGGGACCTCATAACTTTGATGGGGTAGGAGGGGCTGGAGACAATCCACGTAATCCCGATCTTGAAGGAGAGGTACCTGGCCAGTACCAGGCACAGCTTGATGAATACAAAACTGAGCTTCTTGCCCTTCGAGCACAGGTTCTGGAGCTTCAAGGTGCTCGTACCAGTCCTGATGACTTGGTAGTAGGAGAATAATTTGGTTAGGGCAATCGCTAGACCTCCTGGCTTCTGAGTAATGGTTAATGGGTATCGAAGAGCACGAGTATGCCAACAGCATCCAAGGGATTGCTGAACGTATTGCATTCCAGTTGGGGGATGACGATCCGTTAGATCCTTATTCCCAGTACCCTCTGAAATGGATTACTGCTCGACTATTCGATACCTTTAAGTGGCTACAGGGCAGACGACCTAGTCTGTTTGGCCATGTGACCGAGGTGTCTTTAACTTGGGATGGTATGGCTTACACCTTACCCCCAGAGTGTGAGAGGCTATTAGAAGTTCTCAGTGTCTCTGTTGACGGTAAGCCACTGCCCGTCTTTGAATCAGATTATGCTTCGCTCAAAGCAAGCTTCTTGTACAACTCGTTGATTAATGACTGTAGTGGTTCGGGTCTATACCACTACGCCATGCTGCCAGGGGATTCCCAACGGTTACTACTGACACCTTTGGTCAATGTAGGCAAAGAGGTCCATCTCATGATCAACTGCTCCAACATGAAACGTTTCTTTGATGACCCTACCAAAGAGCTGGACTGCGAAGTTCTGAAGTGGGTGAACACAGTCATCGAATATGTGATGTACCAGGCTCAGAGTATGGACACCGTGAATGGGGTCACTCAAACAACAGCTGACCGACACCGATCTTCCTTCTTTGACTTGGCCCCTGTTGCCCGACGACAGGAGCAGACCTCTTGAGACTGTGTGATGCAACGTGGATCATTACCGATATCGCTGCAGAGTATGACAATATTCCCACGATATTGATTCGACGAGCTTTGACCCGCGTGGTGCAAGAGTTCAGCTGCGCCCAGCCTTACCGGGTCTGGATATCCATACCGACTCAAGAGAAAGTCCACCACTATCCCTTTAAGCGATTCATGCCAAAAGGTTTTACCACTCAGTATGTTCACAACGTCAGGTACAACCAGTGTTGCCTTCAACAGGTCAAGGATAAATGCCACCCTTGCCCTCAAGGGTATGAAGTAGAGGGGTTACACACGATTCGACTGCATGGGTATTACCCGTGTAATGAAGATAGCTTGGAAGTTGAGGTCACTTTGCGAATGACTTCTGAGGCTTGTGAGTATCCCTGTGAATTGGTGGAACGGTTTGAGACAGAATTCCGGCATGGCGTCATGGCGCAACTTCTATTGATGGGAGGCAAACCTTGGACCAACTTACAATTGGGTGAGTTCTATGAAAACCAGTTCCAAGGAGGCATGGCTTCTGCCAAGGTACTGATAGGCAATGGCTTTGATGTAGATCCCAAAGACAACCGAATAGAGCCTGAGCTTCTGTTAGGCAGAAAGAAAGGGCGCTGTACCGGGAGTCTATTTTGAGATTGGAGACTTGCCATACCGTCATCACGGAACTACCTGCCAGGCTGACTCTGGAGTTCTGTCATCCTATCCATCCCAGCGTAGAAGTCCGATCTGACTGGCATCAACTCAATTGTGAAGAGCGACTGTGTGGCCTATCTCAGACAGCGCGTAATTCGCTACATCTGACAGTATTGTTGCCTCCTGAGATAGCCGAGTGTGGTCCTGGCCGCTATGAAGTGGTGCTCACCGACGAGCAATGCAATGAGCTGTGTCGGCATGAGGTGATGCTAGACAGTCAGCCATGTATCATCGCTCAAGCAACAGTGAAACAGGACTCCTATGACCATGGCCCATGCAACTGAGTACACCCCCCTCTACGGTTGGTGTTCTTTTCTGACCGAAGACTTGGCAATAGACAGTTGTCAGCTCGCTATTCCCCATCAGGTAGGCACTAAACTGTGTCACCTGCTGTCTGACACCGGGTACACGTATCTGACCTTGACTGACGGTACTTGCTTTGAGGTGGTCAAAGTCTATCAAAAAGGGGGCTACCTGCTTCTTGAAAGAGGGATTGAGAACACGATCCCCACTCACTGGGTCTGTGGTACTGATATCCGGTGGGGCTGGACTAAGAAAGCGATCCAATCATGCAGCTCAGATAAGCCTGTAGATCCAGAGGAAGAGACCTGTCCTACGCAGACGTTCACTGGTACCCTTAAATCAGGCAATTGTTTGATCGAATTTACTGATGGGGTAGCCATCCAGAGAACTCTCGGTAAAGGCTATATTCCAGATGGGCGCTATGAAGTGGACAGTGTCGTTGTAAGGGACGGTCACATTGTTGAGATTACCGAACGTTCCATGACTCGTAGCTCCGAGATCAAAACTGATAAAGGGCCTTTCGAGTGGTAGCCATTCGTCGCCCTCGTGGTAGGGTCCCTCGGTCAAAATCGTGTAATCTGCCCATAGAGTTTGCTGCCGAAGCAGTCAATATGAATTTAGCCAGTGGTCGTTTTGAGCCCTGGCATCGGCCTGTATTGAAGCACAAATTACCAGACAGTACGAGATCGTTCACACAGTTTGAAGGTCAGTGGTACGGCCATGCGAGTAGCCAGACCCGATTCTTTAAAACTCAGCTGCCAAAGAGTCTCTTGCGCTCGAACGCTCAAGGCAGAGTTCAGCGTCTTGAATCCTCTGGTGACTGGAAGAATCTGGGATACCCGGTACCTGAGCCTCCTGAGGTGCTGGTAGACCCTGGCTACACACCCAGCTACGGACCTGACACAGAGCAGAGAACGTACCGGATTACTTATGGTACTGACTGCGAAGAGGGACCAGCGAGTTGTGTGTCCGCATCCGTGTGTGTAGACCCGAAGACCTCAGTGTCTTTGTACTTACCTCCCCCACCGGAAGATAAGTGGGGTGTGACAGAGGTGAACATCTATGAGTCTCGATCTTTGTGGGACAGCAGTCAAGGACTGACTGACTTCCAGGGTCAGGTACAGGAAGGGTATACACCCCTATTACAAGAGCAGCAATGGTTCCTGGTGTTTCGAGGATACGTATGCGAAAGACAAATCATACTACTTCCGTGCCAGGAACCTCAGAATGCATTACTGACCGATGAACTGCTGCCTCCTGCTATGGGTGCCTGTGTAGCTGGCGAGACTTTCAAAGGTTCGGTGGTTGTGTTCTGGGAGAACTCTATTGCCTTCTCGGAACGTAACAAACCTTGGGGATTCCCCCTGAAGACTTACCACGATTTCCCAGAGTCTGTGGAGAATGTGGCAGTCTGTGACAACAGTGTCTTTGTATTCACAAAAGGTGGGATATACCTGCTTGATGACGACATTGACTGCAAGAACAGCAGTGAAAGACCTGTTCGGGAACTTAAAGAAATACCCTCTCCTCAGTACTGTACTGCCGTAGTCAACACCTCATCCGGGCTACTGTATGCCTCAGAGACTGGGCTGGTCTCTATTGATAGGCAGGGTAATTACCGAACTATCTCAACGGCGGCTTTCGACGATGATACCTGGCAGCAGTTAGGACAAGTCAGTCAACTGATCCTGTGGCGTAGCCGGTTATTTGTCAGCAGTTACTCAGATATTGTGGTCTGGGACTATCGATTTGATGACTCAGGTCTGTTACCTCCAGATGTAACCAGTTTAACTTTTGAGGTCAATTGCTGGTTTGTTGATCATTGTGATGACCTTTTCTTTGTAGTCCATGGAGGTGTCTATCAGTTTGATGCTGCCGATTCTTACATGACCATGTGTTGGAGGCAAGGTGAGCAAAGAGACTCAGTGCTGAACAAGATCAGTACGTTGGGTGTGGAGTATGTAGACAAAGAAGTGCAGCCAGGCAACAGGATCACGGTGTTAAAAGAAGGTTGTGAGAGTCAGAGTAAACAGCTCAAAGAGGGATTTGTAAAGATCCGAAGTAGGTTACTGCCGTGCTACCAGTTACAGGTTTTCGGAGACAGTCCTATGTGTGCTTTATACTATGGCCAAGGTTACGCTAACATTAAAGGGGACAGCTGATGGAGAAAGCAGATTACATGAGACAGATGGCGGGAGACGACACTGCTCTGCAAGAGACTTTGCAAACACCTACTCCGGCAAGCCAGGATACAGCTCATCAGAATCCCGCTCTAAATAACCTGGGTCTGAATGAGTTTGCAAAGCACATGACAACCAATGCTTTCAACACCTTTATCTCCGTAATTCACTGGTCTGTGCTGTGTCAAAACCTCTTGGAGCGTAAACCGATTGAATGGACCGACGAGGCCTATGCCGCCATGCAAGCGCCCTTTGTCGGGTTTGGCAATGCCTATTTGTGGGAGGCCACATACAGTAACAACCTGGCCAAAATCATCCATGCCGAGTATTTCAGCTGGCATTTGATGGGTCGAGGGTACCAAGTACAGAACCGGCTACCTGAACTTCTTATAAAAAAGATTGCACCTATTCTGGCCAACACGTCACAGGGCTGGGAGCATGCCCGTAGCGTCGCTGATTTGATTAGTGATCCTCGAACATATCAGCAGTTTTGACATCCTCCCCTCCCTAAGTACGGGGTATCTCGCGGAAAATACGATGATTACTGACCAAGGCTTTACTACTATTGACTACAAGCAGGAGTTTGACTGGATTCGAGTCTTTTGTGCCAAGGTAGCTGACGACAGTTGTGGGTTGCTGTTCTTCCAGCACCACTGCACGCCCTTCAACGATCTGTTTGATCACACCAAAGAGGCCAACTTGGCACTGGCTACCGGCAGTAGTTACATTGATGCCATAACCAATCACAACAACAAGACATCCTCCAGTTATTACCCTGCGGCCATGCGTCGGATCTATCGCTTGATGATTCATGGATCGTTGAACAATAGGCTCAAAGACACTCTGACTGAGAGAGGTTTACTGAGGTTAGTGGCTTATTATGCCGGAGAAAACCCGGAGATCCGGGACAAATACCAGTCCCTCGACACGTTGGGCTGGCGTCAAGAAACCAGAAACAATAAGATAGTCTATGTTTTAGACTGGGATTAATCACATGGGTGGCAGCACTACAGTTAGTAACCTCAAACCGGATCTGGCTGATCCTGTCACCAAGTCAGTAGATGCGACTACCGAAGCGATAGAAGCTCAGACAGCAGCTATGGAAGCTTTGGCTGCTTGCCAAGGTCAGGCTCTTCAGAACATTGCACAAACTCCCTTGTGTGGAGCGAGTGAAGAAGAGCAAGAGGCTTTGGCGTCGATAAACAACCAACCCGTTTGTTGTCAGACTGAGACTCTGGTAGACACCCCCGAAGCGGGAGATACAACAGAGCGTACCACCTGTGACGACGGTCAGGTCACTGATTTTATCACTTATGCCAGCGGGGACACCTGTACAAAGATTGTCGCCAATGCAGACCCGACAGCATCTACTGTCATTTTTGACGAAAACAATAACCTTTGTGTTGTCACCGGTGACCCGAACGCGACGTGCCCACCGCGCACACCTGGCCAGCCTTACCGAGAACACTACATTCCACTGGTTTCTGATTTTGGTAATCCCATATTCTGTATGCCTGGATACGCTTACGCTTTTGCGTGGGGAGGGGTGGATTCAAAAAGCTTCATACAATGGATTACTGATAACGAAGACCGCTTGGCAGAGCTTAATGATCCGTTTATCACACCTGCTGGAGGCTCTATTCGTGCGGAGGTAGGCGGTCGCTTGTATTCTTGTGGGACGATTACTTACGAGGAGGATGACGAAGGCAATGTTACTGTCTTGCCTCAACCTGACGCTACGTTACCGATAGGTGCTGATGGTGCTGGGGATGACTTTTTCTGCTTCCCTACTCTGGCCTTGACCAATGACAGTACTGTTGTAGCCGCTCACACGGTAAGCAATCCTACCCAGATTAACTCCACCAACAGAGCGATCAATGCTGATGGCAGTACGTTGTTCTGCCCCGCCGGGGACGACGCCTTCCACCCTCTGCAGATCTCGATGCGCAGGAAACTGGTCATTGACGGCATCCTCCCTCGGGGGGCTTTCACCGCACTGGGCGCATACTGTCCTGCTTGGGATGGTGCTGAGGCCAGTGATGCGGTACCCAAAGAAGGGTTTATCGACACAGCTCTGAACTTTCTGGGGGTCAGTGACTTAATCGATTACATCACCTGCGATAACGTCACCCACCTGGAGCTGAAAGGCAAGACACCTCAAGAGCAATACTACATGCTCTGGGAAGACTGGTGGAAGACAGAGAAAAAAGCCAAATGTTTGCAGCAGAGGGTGTACCAAGCTCAGATTCCGTTGGCTATCTATGGCCTGATTGAGTCTCTGGACTTGTACAATAAGCTCTTAGACAAGAACCTGGACAGGATCTGTACATCGAACGATAACTTCAATTTGATGGCAGCCTGTTCTGATGCGTTGATCGGTACTGAAGACTCTCCTGGCTTGGTTAAGCAGTGCGAGACTGCGTTACTGGAGGGACACAACGACCGTATTGGTATGATCAACTGTCGAGGGCAATACGCTTGTCAAGTTGCAACCGATGAGTTTGATGCGTACTACCAGCTTTGGAGAGGTATCCAGCACCAAGAAGCTCCACACTTGGCTGACCGGCTACACACGATGCTCGACAACGGCAAGTTCACCTCCGAGTACACCATGAGCTGGGCAAGGAACCTCGACGACACCTTGCAAGAAACCGTACTGCCGTCAATCAAAAAGGATTACAACGCCTTCGTTGACAGTGCCAACTGTGCTGCCAACAATCTCAACGGCTGGCGACAAGAGGTCAGGGATAAAACCCAGCGTGTATACAACCACGTTGATCAGCACCACCTGCCTGGGGAAGCGTCCATGATTCCTCTGCTGATGAATATGACTGAGTGCATGGTCAGCCGCGTGTGCGAGCTTCGTGACTGGTTACACCAGAAGGCTCAGTGTGACGACAGCACATACCGAGAATACTACGGATCTTCAGAAGGGCCACAAGCCCGTGCTGCCATGGCCTCTGCTGCAGAGCTGATCCCGAAGATTGCTGACCGAGTACGTTGGTTCGAAGACAACACCCGACATGTCGAGAGTATCTTCAAAAGCTGCTACGGAGATCCGCAGGCGACTCTGAACCCTGCCCTTTTTCAACAGGCAGAAAATCTGGCCCCGGAAGTTGGTCGATGTTTCGAGTGGTTCAAGAATCAAGCGGTTAAAGACCAGGATTTTTTTGAACGTATCTACCGAGACTCAGAATGTGACCTGGTCATGCAACATTTTAGGCATGCATGCACTCTTTTGGACGGGCTGAATAAGTCGTTAGAGAAAATTGACAAGTGGTCCAATGCGGACAGAAGTCTTTATGACGACCATTTTAGAAGCCGGGAGGTTGAGGCCACCCAAGAGCTGGTGTTCACCGGTAAGACTGCTGCCGAAGACATGACTAAATTTGGGCAGTGGTTCGAGCAAAAGTCCAGAGACTTTCACGAGGTGTATAACCATAACTGGTTACCGGCAGACATCAACAACCTGCTGCACCATGAAAAGGTCTGGGACCGTATGGACCCTCTTCAAGTCTTGGAACGAAACATTGAAGACTTAGGCAAGCAGGCCGCTACGGTACTGCCCGTCGTTGAGTCCGGGATACAGCATGCTCAGACATACCTGGACAAAGTGTTTCAGGAGGCTGATCTTTTTGATTATGCCTTAGAGGTGCCTGCGGCTCTTCACGTCAGAGATCGCATTGATGCTGCGCAAGAAGAGCTGGAACGGTGTACATCCCGGTATGCGTCAGGACATCTCCTTGCCGCCAGTATGCAATTGAAAAATCAGGGAGCCAGGTCTGAAGGGGCCGCATTTGAAGCCTCTCAAAGATGGCGCTTTGTAGCCAACGAAGCCCTTCGTCGCAGGATGGTCGAGGAGCAATCAGGTGGCCTACAGGTCGTCGATGGACTTTTGACCCGGCATTTGGAACTAACTCAGGCTGAAAGCAGTTCCTCTGCGGCCCTCCTCGATCGGTTGAATCAGTCAGTTGAACGAGGCCGGGTGTACATTGATGCGTTCCAGAACTCAGGTGGACTAACCGCCAACATGCAACAGAATCAAATCAATAACCTGTTACAGACTGTTCAGTTGTGGCACTTCTGGCCGGAGCTGGCATTGCGAGAATCTGGTGAGTTCAACGCTCAGGTACAGAACGTTCTGGATGATAGTCAGAACCTGTTACAACTCGGTCGATTCTGGCCAGAGCATGCTCAGCGTAATAAAGATCGAGGGGTCGATGTCATGCAGCAGGCTTTCGATGTCGGCTTAAGATTGTCGCAACTCGGTCAGTTCTACTTGGCACAGGCTCAATCGAGTAACGCACAGGTCGCCTCTATTGCCAGTGGTGCCGGCCAATTGGGTAACCAGTTTGCTCAGACAGGTCACAACCTGAACCGTATTGCCGGAGATCGTACCCAAGGGGCTTTAGGGTCATCCGTACAAGCCAGCCAAATGGGATTAGGGGCAGCAGAGGTGGGTAACCAGAAACTGCAGCAGGCTCTGGAATACGAGAATCGCATGACGTTAAACGGCTTGGAGCACCTGAAAGCTGGAATCAGTTCCATGGGTGTCGGCGTTGAGCTGATGAGAGAAGGGCGAAACAGCTATCAGCTCGCTGGTAGTTATGGACTGGGCGCAGCACAAGAGATGCGAGGACTATTTCGTCATGGACTGGATCAAGGGATTTTTGGAATGCAAGCCAACGAAGCCAGTTACTCTATGAATTTCGAAATGCTGTCGTATGCCAAGAACTTCCTACAGAAAAACCATTTGTCCTACCTCCAAGCTATCCATGGACAGGATGTATTAGACAACAGTCGTTTGTTGCAGGGCAATGCAGAGAATGCCGTCGGCAGTTCTTTTGGTCTGCTCGGAAACTCTGTACAAGGGGCTATTCAAAACAATCAACCAGCGCCATTTCCAACGGGTGGGTTTGGGCAAGGTGGTGTAGGATTAGGCACAGGTCTGTCTTTCGCCGGAGGAGGTTTCTAACGTGGCCGTATTACCAGGACTTTTTGATTTCAGCACTGGCAGAGATTCTGCCATTAACCAGCTCAACAATACAGCCGTTGCCGACAGCAATCGAGCCCGGTCTTTTGTAGACATTCTCAATGCATTCAACACCGGTCTCAACACGTCTGACAACCTGGAGTTCCGACAAGGGTTCCAGAACCAGCCTCAAGGTACCAGCATTCTTGATCGGCTGGACAACTTTGCCGGAGCGACCAGTAATCCGTTTGCTTTGACTCAAGCAGTGGCTCAACGTGCTGCCATCACACCTCTGGTCTCTGCGGCAGCGATAAATAACCCGGCCTTTGGAGCACAACAAGGCTTGGCCACTACAGTCAACCCGGCTATCAACAGCCTGGGGTTCGGAATCAACCCCTATTTGCAACAGCAGGCTAATCTACAGATCCAGCAAGCACTGGCATTAAACAATCCACAACTGGCTCCCGGTACCTTTGCAGGCACAGCTGCATCCGCTACTGCACAAGAGTTCGGCAATCAAGCCGAGGCTGCCCAACAACAGCGTGAGATAGATTACCAGAACAGAATCAAAGAGTTGGAACGATTGGTGACTCAGCAAAGCCAACAGGCTCTACAAGCTCAGCAAAACCAAACGCCTACAGTAGGCAGTACGGCTGGAAAGCCTATTCAAGCGCCTACCCGCTCCACCCTACCTACCTATACTATTGACTAATGGCAGAACTTACCGAAGAGCAGAAACAGATCTCTCGCAGTCTGTCTATCTTAGCAGCGTCTGGAGATCCTCAAGAACAAGAGCTGGCCCGGCAAGCCTTTGAGGAATACCAGAGACAGAACGGTGTTGCTGAAGGTCAGAGGCTTTTGCGTATTGTTCAAGCCCGAGAAGGTTTAGTACGTGGAGTAGAGAATGCCCGCAGTCTCTTATGGCAAGCTGATGGTACCGGCAATATCAATCCGGTTGATGAGTTTGCAGGCTTCCAACAACCGCAACCATCGGCTCTAAACATCAACCAACCTCTTGGACAGCGCAACAATATTAATCCGGTTGATGAGTTTGCAGGCTTCCAACAACCCACTGAAGCTCCTCGAAACATAGTTGATGAGGCCAACGATGTTTTCAGTTTCATCGATCCTCAAGGGTTTGTTCAAAGACAACTGAATCAGCAAGCACAAGATGCCGCGACGCGGGGTTTTATAGAGGCGCGGCAACGAGAGGCTGCCTTTCAAAGAGAACAGCAAGCACTGGCTGAGCAGGCTCAACCCCAACAATTTGTGAACACACCGCCTGCCAGTGATCAACAGGCTCAAATCCAGGCACTGCAGTCTCTGAACGTGCCTGCTGGACTGCCTCCAAGTTCTCTGGCCGCTCAGGTTCAAGGCACCGCTCAAGCCAATCAGATTGCCTCTGACGCTCAAAGACAACAACAGCTTGATGCGTTCAACCAACAGATCCAACAAGCGGTTATCGCTCAATCAGCTGCCCAAGGTCAATTGATGCAAGACCAGTTACAGCTGAGAAGACTTAACGACCAGATCCAACTACAAGTCCCTGTGCAGGTAGACGATAACCTGGCACTGGCTTCCCAATTCGCTCAGCAAGCACAGGCTTCTGTGAACCCGGCAAACATTCAACAAAACATTGCTACGCTGGCACAGTTGGGACAATCTGCCGAGGTGCCCAGTTTAGTTCCTACAGCTCGTGCTAACATCAACCAGCGTATACAAACCAGTAACGCACAAGAGCGTGTTGATGGACGACTACGGCAAGCTGAGCTTGAATCTCTACAGTTGGCTTTGCAAGCATTTACCCGAGACACGGTGAGACCTATCTTACAAGACCGGCGATCATAATGGCAAATGCGAACGACGCAACAGAACAGATCAAACTACTTATCGACTTCGGAGCCACCGACAATACCGTCCAGCAAATCCGGCAAGATCAACGCTTGGATGATATTGCCGAGGCCCTTGCTCAACAGAACGAAGCCCTGAGACTTCAACAGGCCAATCAACCCAGTGCTTCTCAGATCAGGCAGGCCAATGAACAGGCGCTTGAGCAGCAACAAATCCAACAGTTAGCCGTCGAACGAGTCAGCTCCATCTACTCAGATCTGGGACTGGACAACAACGAAGCTTACTTGTCCAGGTTATCCGGTGACTTGGGGGCAACTATTGATTTCAAACTCGATGAGGAGCTGCAAAGACTCTCAAGAGCCGGGCGTGATCCAGATACAGAGTTCGAAAGAAACATCATTCGGCAGGCTAAACAGGTGCTGGCAGCCGAGGAGGCTGATTTCTTACAGCAAAACCCCGATGCTCAACCCTATACCAGCGTACCTACGGATCGAAGACAAGACTTAGCGAGTGCCGATACCTTCTTTGACGGTGTAAAAAAAGCAGCCGCTACCGGACTTGCCGGGATTCCAGGACTTGCCGGTATTGCAGCCAGTGCCGCCGGGGCTGAAGATTTAGGTCAATCACTAGGCGGATTGGCCTCAGATATTCGAAGCGCAGCCCCTACCGATATTGGCTCGGAGGCGGCAAGTCTCCAAGCGTCTGAAATTATTCGCCGGGCAGGCTTAGCTGACAACGATCCCGATAAAATTTCTCTCCTTGATGCTGCCCGACAAGTAGGCTCATTGACATTAACTGATGGAGACTTCGCAGCAGATCTCTTGGCCAATACAGCCGGGGCAGCATTGGGTGGCGGTGCTGTCACCGGAGCAGCCCGTGCAGGTGCTCGCTTGGCAGGGTCTGTGGCAGGTCGGGCAGGTGCTACCGGAACCGGTCAGGCACTGACAAACCTGGGTACCCGTGCCGCTCCTACAGGTGGTGTTATCCAAGGGACAGCAGCTGCAACTCCTGCCATAGGGGTTGGCTTGGGCTCAGGAGTCGATGAAAATCTGACCACTGAACAAGCCCGGATTCTGGCTGGAGCAGGGGCCATATCAGCACCCATTGCCGGTCTTACGGGTGCTCTGGGTGGGCAGGTGGCTGAACAGGCCTTGGGTAACCTGGGTCGAAGGGCCGGTCAAGTATTGCCTGCCCGTATCCAGCCGGGTGCGAATCCCGTTGTATCGTCAGCGCCCTCTATTGGGCAGGCAGCTGGTCGTGTGGGAGTGTCAGCCACGGGCGAGGCTGCACAAGAATTTGTTGAAGGTGGTGGTGAGGCTTTAGGTCAATTCGCACAGCAGAATCCCAATCTGAGCGTAGGGCAGGTATTAACCAACCAGGAAGCACAACGCCAGGCTTTGGCCAGTGGGGCCGTAGGTGCTCCCTTGGGGGCCGGTTTGGGAGGGGCATTGGGTGCAGGCAGTGTTGCTTTAGATGCTCGGCAAGGCGCTTCCAACGCTCGATTGGCTGATCAGATAGGTGCTCAAAGAGAAGCACTATCACAGGCTCGAACTCAGGAACAACAACAGAACTTACTGCAGTCTTTGCCTGGAAGCCAGGCGGGAGACACAGAAGAGGATCTTATATCCAGAGGGGAAGCTCGGCTACAACGCTTGGCCCAAGAGCAGAACAGTCTGATTTCTGAGATCGCAAGAGTACGCTCTGAAAGAGAGCAAAGCAGAATATCAAGAGAGCTGGATATCAACAACCCGGATAATCCCAGTGCTGACATCGCTCCAGTTGAGCCTCAGTCTCCTGACCCTTTGGATTTTAATAGGCCTCTGACTCAGGCAGAACAAACTGAGCAGTTGCGAACACGTATTTCAGAGAGAGCATTTAGGGATGCTCGTAGGGATCAGCAACTGGCTTCTGATGAGTTGACGCGACAAGAACAAGAAAGGCTCCAGCAAAGACAAGAACAAGAAAGACAACAGGAACTGGAATTTGAGCAAGCAGCTCAGAGTATGGCCGAGGCTGTCCGTTCGGGTAACCTGGCTCAAGCCCAAGAGCGACAAGCTTTGGCTGACAGCATCCGAGATGAGATAGAGAGGGTACAGCAGGGTAGAGAGTCTGCTCAGGTGGCTCGACAAGCGACCTTAGAGAGTAGAGAGGCTCGTTCTCAGCAGACAGATGCAGAGCTGTTTAGTCAGATGAGCGAGGCTGTCCGTTCGGGTAACCTGGCTCAAGCCCAAGAGATAGAGTTCCAAAGACAGCTTAGCGAGCAAGCCTCTTCTGACTTGCTGTCTCAAGTTCAACAGGAAGCGGATAACCAGTTTTCAGAGTTCCGACCCGAGAGTGTGCCCCTCAACAAATCCATCCGGGCGGCGTTCAAGCCTTTATTGGGTGCCTCCCCTGCGGTGGATGTTGCCGAGATCACTCCTGCACAACGTCGAAGAGCGGCTGCTGCCAGTGTTGTCAATAGTTTCAGGCTTGATTTAGAGTTTGATCAACTGGCAGCACCTCAAAAGAAAGCCATTGCTGACTATCTGGAGAAAGCCACATCCTTGACTCAGGGACGCCGCACATCTGTAGGCTCCGAACTGGAGCAGATGGCCTTAAACTCTGGGCTGTCTCTTGAAGATGCTCAAAGTTTCTCTCAGCAAGTGACTGCTCAAATCAATGAGGACATGACACCTAGAGAGTTTCAAGATACAGTAGCGTCTGTCTATAACCCGTTTGCCGAGATCCCTAATGCCTCAACGCAGCAAGAAGAAAATGTCCAAGAACAAGTCGAAGAAGAAATCGAGTCGGAAATACAAGGCGAAGTAGACTTTGACGCCCCTCCGTTGCAAGAGGAAGAGACCACTGTAGACAACATCATTTCTCTTGAGGAACTGTTTACACCCGATACAGATAGTGAAGGTCAGTTTGTCGTCAGTGATCCCGACACGGTCAAGAGGTTTCGAACGTTTGCTAACACAGGTAAAAACAAAGACCCTGATGCTACGCTGATACCCAGAAAAAAACGTACTCGTATTTCTAAATTACAAGCAGTTACGGATTACCGGAAAATTCTAAAAGAAAAACCGGACGGTCCGTATACTGAAAAAGAGGCGAATACGATTCGCAAAGGTGTTGCTACTTACCTCAAAGCTATTGATAATGCAAAAAAGCTCGACGCCCCTGAAGCCGGGGGCAATAATACCGGCAACCCAGCACGAACACGGGCAGCTCGTCCTGTTCTAACCCGCTCTGTTGGGGCGCAGGCCATACCGGACGGAACACGTACTCTCCCCGATGCGGATCTTAACGGGTTACCTGCGCCCCAACAGTTTTCAACAGCCGACGTAGACCAGGCATTACGCGACTTCACAGCCTCGTGGCCCAAGAAAGCAACGGACGGTGTTGTAATTGTCCAAACGACCAGTGACCTACCTTCTGACATCAGGCCTGATATTCCTGTATCTGGTTTCACAGACGGCAATGTCGCCTACCTGGTAGCCGATCAGATTCAGAGTGCTTTTGAGGTGGGTAATGTTCTAACAGAGGAACTCTTCCACCGAGGCTTGTCACGATCCCTGGGCGGCAACTACGATCTCACGCTACAACGGACGTTCCGCACACGCGGAGGTGTTACCGGGCTTCTTGAGTTGCTACGAGAAAATGTGCCTACCAACACCTTCGAAACTCGTTACCAGAATCTGATTGCTCAAGCCCAGAGTGGTGATCGCGATTCTCAGATTGAACTCACTGATGAGGTATTGGCTCAACTTGCTCAAAGTCCTTTTATAGACAAAGGCATTGCCAAGACCCTCAAGCAGATTGTCAACAAGTTTAAGAAGTACCTGAAGCGATTCTTACCTGCTCAATGGTTTGACAAAGTATCGGATGCTGACTTGATGGCCATGATCTCCGAGGCAAACCGACAGGGTAGAGAGTCAGGAGCACTGGACCAACCTGTACGAGTCCGGGCAGCCAGGCCTCAGCCTGATGCTATCGTCTATCGAGATGGCTCTGGAAACACCGTGCAAGAACGTATCGTAGTAGGCAGCAGTGAGGTTGTCAGCTCCGTAAACTCTCCACTCGAAGACTTCCGAGACTTCGCACAGAGGCAGGCACAGGCAGCATTAGACTTCTCTCGATCCCCCAACAAACGAGAGCAGTTCTTTAAAAGCAAAACCTGGAGAGCTGTGCAGCAGGCTATCGCCGATTCTAAATTCACAACTCAGGTCGTTGAGACTTTGTTTCGCAAACGCTTTGATGACAACCGTATCCAGGCAGTCGTCAACGAGATTCAGAGCAACGAGCAAATACCTCAAGAACTCCGAGATCTGATCACAGGGCATGTAGAGCAACTCAAGTCGCGTTTCTCTGTTCACTCGCTGGGCGCGTTATATGCCTCCCGAGCGGAAGCCCTGGCCAAGAATAAAGATGCTGACATGGTAGTCGTGGGCCAGGATGCTCAAGGTAATGACATGACCTTTTTCGAAGTCATGGCGGAGCTGAACAGCTCTGTGGCAGACTTGGCCAATGCTCTGGGTGTCAGTATCGATGCTGCCAAAACCAGTGCCGGTTTGTACATGACAGCCAAGCATGCCAAAGAGCGTAACGAGACCTCGTTCTTACTCCAGGTCAAACTCAATGACTCTGCCCTCAATAGTCAACGGGATGCTTTGGCGGAGAATCTGACTCCTCAGAACATGCAGGATATCCGGGATATTGTCTACACCCACACCGACACCCAGCAAAGGGCGTCATGGAAAGGTTCGGGTCTGACTGATGCTGAGGCCGACCAAGTACTCAGCAAGTTCCAAGGTAATGACCTGCAGTTCTATGAGGCTATTGCAGCCTCTTCTCAGAAAGTAGTTGCAGCCAGTAACACGTTACGAGAACGGCAAGGTGCGTTCAGCCAGAGTTTGAAAGATCGGATTGCTGCCTACGGGTGGCAGAACTACGTGCCTTTGCGCGGTAAAGGGTTCAACCCCGACAACGAGGACGAGGCCTTGAGTGTGTTTTATGGTAACGATGTATTCAGCTCAAGCTTCAAAGCCTTTGAAGGCCGGGAGAGTCTGGCACAAGATGTGTTCGGTGGGCTACAGCAGCTGGCCATGGGATCTCTTGAACAGTCCACGTCCGGGGACTATGCCTTGGCCCTACTCACCCACATGGCCGCAAACAAAGCGTCCTCTGAATACCGAGATGGCATGGCTGATGACGGCTTTGGTGGAGACTTGTTCAAAGGCGGTATTGAGCTGTTCGATACCAACAGTCGTGAGTTCAAAAGGGCTATGGCCCGGCGAACAAAAGGCACTGTGATTTATTATATCCCAGGGCAAGACCAAGCTATTGTGGGTCAGCTGTCTACTCCTGAAGGGGCTGATGTGATTACCGGTGTGCGTAACGCTACAGCCGATGCCGTCGACCGGCTATTCCGAGAGACCCTAACGACTTCCGCAGGGCAGGGACTGGGAGATTTCACCTCTTTTATTGCCTCTCTGAAAACATGGCGTAACCCGGCTTTTATCCCCTACGACGCCATCAGGAATATCCTGACCCTGGGATACAACATCAGTGTTCAGGAAGGGGGCCAAGGTTTCAGGCAGTATATGAACACCTTTACAGAAGGGGGCTTGAATTACGGTAAAGACGTGTCACGTTTCATCACTCTGTGGCAGACCAACCAGTTTGATCGCTTAGCAGAGGTGGTGGCTTCGGAAGGACCAGGATCTACCATTGCAGAACTCAACGAGTTTTTCAAACTGGGTGGCCCTACATCCCTTGTGGCAGCACTTAAAGACAGCCAACCCAACAGCTTCGCTGATCTGTCTCAAGTCAATCCTGGACGCGGTTCAGCTACCAAAAGGCTACAGCAGTTGGATCAAACCTTTGCTGTCATGAACTCGGTAGCCGATACCCTGTCACGTTTTGCCTACTACAAAGCCCTGCAAGCCCAAGGCCAGCCCAAAGATGTGGCGGCAGGTCTTGCCAAGAGTGTGGCCAACTTCGAGCAACGCGGCAGTATCACAGGCCCCTTGTCTGTCTTCTATGCGTTCGCACGCTCAGCAGGTGTAGGTACCTCCGCTTTGATCAACTCAGTACTGACGGGTGACTACGCTGGAGAGACCCTGGCCATTACGTTTGGTGCAGGCGCTGGGCTATATCTCATGGCCAACATGATTGCCGGTTACGATGAAGAGGAAGGCATCGATGAGCTGGCTAAAGTAGAAGGTAAGCTTTACACCACAAACTTTGTCATGCAATTTGGTGATCAAAAATTGCAATTTGGTTTGGGTTTCGGAGCACCCGCTTCTGCGTTTAGTGCCGGTGTCCAAGCCATGCGCTACGCTCTGGGCCACCAGGGCTTGAACAATACGTTTGAGAATATGATTGCAGCTTCCGAACCTACGCTCAACGTGTCGCCATTCCCTGTAGCTGGTCTCTTTGCTGCCGACCCTACGCTTGCCTTAATAGGTACCGCCCTGCCCTCTGTGACTAAACCCTTTTACGAAGTTGCCGTGAATCTCAATGGCCTGGGTATCCCGGTGTACACCGATGTGGTGGGAGCAGGTCAGGGGGACATGACAGAATCTTTTGGTGTGCGCTACAACAGCCAACAAGAAATGTATGACCAGATCACTCAACATCTATCCAGAAATGGGTATGCAGAAATGAACCCGGATAAACTCAGGCATTTGATGAGATCTTTTGGTGGCAGCATTACTTATTTGGTCGAATCAGCGTTTGAGAATATTAAATACGCTACCCGAGATGAAGACTATGCATACAACCAGAAAGCTGGGCTGTACTTTGCTCGAAACTTTGTAGCCTCTGACTTCAACCAAGTCAGTACCGATTTCTATAGACACTTCAACCGCATGCAGGAACTCAGTCAACGGGTTAATGCCTTAAAACAAGTCGGAGATACTGCAGGAGCACAGGCTATCGAACAAAGTGACTTCTACAGGCAACACAAAGGTTCTTTTGAGAGAGCGCAGAGACAGATGGTTGCGATAAACAGAAGACACAGACCCCAGTTTATCAACGACAACACGACCAAAGCACAAAAGAGAAACTTACAGGAAGTAAGAGACCGGGAAAGGATGCAGGTGTATCACTTGTACTTAGACCAAGTGAGGAATTAAGATACTGAGCAGTAATGCACACAGAAAGGTTATTGTACTGAATACGTTTACCAATACCCAGTATTTAAAGTGACCTTTATTTTTTCTCTTTCGATAGACTTGTCTGGCTCTGATTCCTTCCAAGAACATAATCAGAGCCAGACAAAGAAGCCACACCATGGGCACTACTAATAAACCCAAAGCAGTCAAAAGTAGGTATCCGCTAAATAGATAAGGTACGAAGTCGCTACCAGCAGAGTTATTCCACTGGTTAAAAACGTGGAAGTGACTCTTCTAAATTTCTCATCTTTATCACTTCTCTGCTCAAGAAGGGCTTTTTTATAGTCCTCAACAACGGACATACAAAGCATACCCATTTTATACAGTATGCAAAAAAACCAAATACCGACTATCAGTAAAACACCCGGTATTTGACTCATGGTCTACCCACCTGCTCTATGAAATACGCTTGGTCCAGCCCGTACTTCTCCGGCTCGAAGTAAAACAACTGACCTCCGTCTCCCTGTAATATGCAGTGGTAATCCTCAAGTCCAAACTGCTCATAAGAGTCGAACAATTTGGGACCCTCTGCTGTCACATAACTCATACAAGGAAAACCATGTAACGGCTCACGAAGCAAGAAGCGATTCCCTTTGGTATGGGCAAACATCAAATTGGCCTCTATTGCCAGGATGGCGACATGAATGTCCTTGCCGTACTTAAGGTTCCAGGCCTTTGAAACAAGTTGTGCTTCCTCAGTCAAGGCACCCCACCGATCCTGCCTCCAGGCTTCCCAACGTCCAAACTCTGTGTGATGTTCGAAGTTTCTGCGAAGCTCAGCGACGACATTTGACTTCCAGTTTTGTAGTTTATTGTATCGCTTATTCAACCTACAGGCTTGCAGTGGGTCAGATTTCTTCTCCCATACATGATCAGTAATCCTCAACGGATGCGTAAGGATTTGAAGTTTCTTTCTGATGCTGGCTACCTGCCGTAGCTCCCTTTGGACTTGATTCGCTTTCAATAGTATCTCCCCGATAGACTAAAATGACTGTAGGTTTTTGTCTTACACCATCAATAATCAATCCCTTCTGAAGCCTGACTCGCGCTCTGAAGTGGCCGTCTTTCTTATCATGATTGACTACCCGGCCTGATCCTTGCCAGTAGTCTAGCACTGTGTTTGTCTTGAGCGCATTGCGTGTACACCACTTGTCGAATGTTTGCGTAGGAATCGCATAATACTGGCCATACTCGAATATATAACCCTTCATGTTTTGGCCCATACCGATGTACGTTCTGGCTGTCTGATCCCCTTTGGGGCTGATAGTAGGTGACAACACACAACCCTCTATCGAGAACTCTGTAACAAAATCGTCAATAGACGGTACTCGACTATTCAGTACATCAGATACATAGCTGGCATTCGTATAGATTTTTCCTGACATCCAACGCAGCGTCATCAATGGATCACCGGGAAAGTCAGGGTACATTTCTTTGATCCTTCTGTGTGCCCAGTAACAGCTGGTAATCAGTGAAGCATAGAACCGGTTGCGACCCTCTAACCCATGCTCTCTCCAGAAACCATCACTGAACGCTTTGAAACTTTTACGCTCTTCTTCCATGTCAGCATCCATTAAAGCCTCCATCCACTTAGGCCCTATGTGCCCAAAGTTTTGTTTCAGAAGCGTTGCTGTCATACGGCCTTCTTCAATAGAGACCGATGTAGACAACGTAACAGGAACTTCAAATACCCGGTCCATGTCAGCCACACCTTGATCGACTTCCTCTGCCAATCTTTTCAAAACGCTGACGTTACTGGTCGTCAGACAAATCAATTGCCAGTTCTCATCATCCATCCGTTCTGAATTTCGATCTAACCGTGCCTTGTTCTCTCCTTGGCTGATATCGAGTGCAAGATTTTTCAAGATCTGGGACTTGGTTTGTGACACGTCATCAAGAATAAATGGCAGATTCCCGCACTGAGTCATTGTATGACGTATAGCGTTGTACGTACTGTTAGCCACAGCCAGTGTACCCAGAGGCTTACCCCACACTGAAGTAGCTGCCAACATCGATGTAGTTTTACCTGCCCCTCCTGCTCCGATGAGAGACAGCAGTACCCCTTTTTCAAGATCGTGATACTTCAAAAGAGGGCTTGCCAGGCTTGCTAACAACGCCATCAAGTAAGGCTCTTGCCCAGGTCTCTCGTAAATCTGTACAGCCTTAAGCCACTTCTTCATCGTACCTCTTTGACCACCCCACTTGGCTTCCAAAGGTCTCATTCGAGGAGAGAGACAAACGTTATCTGGCATGTGGCCCAGTTGGTGTTTAGGGATTACAATTCGCTTGAGGTCTTCAGAGAACCCATACGAGGTAATCTGGTAGTGTAACTTTTGACTCATCGCCTGCATTAAAAGGAAGTGAGTTTTCTTTGTATTAATAATATAGATACCTGCATTAGCCAAGTTAGTGACGACAGCTCCAATACTGCCAACAGCTCCCGCCGGTATCGTTGTCCAGTTCTCTCCGTAGTCAGCAGAGATCGGAATACAGGCATCATTACGTGTCAACGATCTCTGTTTGCTGCCGATACATAAGTCTTGGCAAACCGGATTCTGTTCAGAGTCTTGTATGATCCCCTCTACCACTTCCCACCCGTCGGGTAAAAAATATTCATATTCGACTTTCTTCTTAAGGCCAAGCGTTTCATCATCGTCATCGACTGCAATATCGTCAAGCGACACCAGGGGAACAGAGGTCTCTATCTCTGGCTCGTCCAAGTTGACCAATACCGGTGCCGGTTTTTTCTTAGACGATTTGCCCAACATGTCCCGCAGAGTTGTGTTGTTATGCGCGATCGGATTGAAATGCCTGGCCGCCGAGACCGGATTCTTAAGACCGGCCTTAGCTGCCCAACACCCATGACATGGGGAATCGGGATTATCTGTATCACCAAAGTGGTGACAACCGTGCGGACCGGCACTCGCGTTTTGAATCACCTCATCAAAGCGAAGATCTGTCTCTTCCCGACTGTACCCTGAATGACCCTTAGACAGTATATGTGCAAAGGTACGAAACTCTTTGGTGTGCGCGGCTACATTGAGAGAAGAAAACCACACAGGGTAGGTGGCATTACTACCTCGGTGCTGGTACAGGTTCTGGAAAAACTTACAAGCTTTTATAATCCGCTTGGCCGAGATGGGGCTGTCGACTTTCAGCTCACTCTCCGTGGGGTCTATGGCTACCTTAGATGCCTTAGGCTTTACTCCTTGAGGAGCTACTTGATCGAGCCAGTCCAGACTCAGATAGTCTCCTGGTACCTCCGTGATGATCTGAGGCATGACCGGCTCCTCATACTTCCAATTGGCAGTACAGGGGCTTCTCACCAAACGATAGGGCTTACTGCCTACCGTGGGGTCTACTTTTAAAAAACGTGCGACATGTCGCTTGAGCTGCTGGAATCGGGGAGTCCAGATGACTTCATCCAGTATCTCATCGACCACATAATAGATCTGAAGACCTCCGCCTGAATACAAGATCCAGCGAGGCTCTGGAAGATTACCCTGCTCTACGGCTGCAGAAATATCGTCAAACGCTTCTTCGAGAGAATCATACTGCCCATCCTTATCCCCGACATCCAAATCAAAAACGAAAGAGGAAGCCCCTACGCAGCCCGTGAGGTTCTTCAAAGAGCCTTTCTTTTCGAATTGCTTCCCGGTAGGCAGACCTTGATATCCCCCTACTGAATGGTAAGTGTTTAACTCTTCGAACTGAGAAAGGAAGGGAATGATTTCTTCGGTCGTTCCAAGAACATAATGCGTGATTACTTTATAGTCATCTATTGTGGCAACCACTTTCTGGCCGGGGACAGAGATGTCCTGGTAAAAAGCTTCGATCATTTATCTACTCTCTCCAAAGTAATAGGCCGTCCTTGGCCTGGGGAAAATCAGTCGTCTTCTAACAGCTCTTCAAGACCTCCGTAGTCATCTTCATCTTCGGCTTCCAGATCTTCTTCGTCCTCTTCATCTACGACCTCTTCGCCGAAGCTTTCCAGCTCATCGAGTGACAGCTCCTCATCCTCATCTTCCTCTTCATCTTCCGGCTCAGGAGCTGGGGCGCGTTTCTTCTTGGCTGCTGCTTTCTTCTTGGCCGCCACCTTCTTCTTTCGGACGGGAGGTGTTTCTTCTACTTCATCTTCCTCCAGAGCCTCGTCCCACTCATCCTCCAATTCCTGTTCGGGGGAAAACTTGGGCTTGGGCTTGGGCTTTGCGGCTGGTTTATCCTCTAAGCCAGTAGCAGGCAGACCTTCTTCAGATGCCGGTCGGCGCTGAGTGATCCTGCACAATTTCTGGAGATCATCTTCAGTCGACCACTTATTGTGAGCAACCATGTTCGGCGCATCATCATCTTCCAGTATGTCTATAGGTTGGAATAGCAACTTGCTGTTGTTTTTCTCGTGACTGTAGTCATCAACAATCAGCCGAGTCCTGACCCGGTGCGTCTCTACTTCTAATGTTGCCAAAGTATTTAAGTAGTTAATCAGACCAAACACATTCTCATCCGGGTCTTCACCAAGATTCCCTTTTACCTTGTTAGATGACCAGTTGAAGTTCATCAAAAGCCTATGCTCAGGTACCACACTCTCTGAGTAGATGCTCACTACCGCCGATCTAGTGAGCGAGCAATTTGCCTCTTCAGAGGTACCGTTCGGTCCATAGGCACAAGTATCACAAGACTCTGACTGCATGTTCCAGGACTCAGGATCGGGTTTACCCCATTCATCCCCATTAGACCAGCAACCCAGTGGCTCAAAAGTTGGATTAGTTGGATCGTATTTCTTCAACAGCTGTTGTTGAATTACCGGGCTTACTGCGTGTATGACAATGTCCAACTCCTTAATCGGAACTTTGACTTTCCGTGTACCTCGTTTTTCGATTGTGGTCAACTCTTGAAGAACTTTACTTCCCTGCTTGACCTGAAAGGTACTACCGTTCAGCGTAAGACGATAGGGGGCACTTCCCTGAATCTTTCGAAGAGGACTGTCCTCAGCAAGTCCCTTGACCTTCTTGGCCAACGCTGCAAAGTTCCTCTTGGGTTCCACGGCTTTATTTGATATAACTACGATTTCTTGATTATCTTCTGTCATTGTATTTCCCCGAAAGTTAAATTTCTATTTAGTCCAAAGACGCACGTCTTTGTTTGTGTACACACCGGTACCCGGTACGTTTGTACCCCCTTGCAAGTGCTCGTTGATCTCCTCTGCTCCCGAGTCCGCCCGGTGCTGCCTGCAGTAGTCCCCGTTAAGACCCTTACCAAAAACTTGCAATCTAGATCGCAGTTTCTTCTGATACTTCTGAGGCACACCCTCCATAATCCAGTCTTCCAACTCATCCCGGTCGACAATGTTGTACTTGTCGGTCCACACTGCACTGACTGTGGCTGACTTGTCGTTGAGTGGGACTTTTTTCTGTGCCCCTTCTTTCTTCGATACTACCTCCTTGAGAGCCTCTTTAATCCTTTTTATTTCAGATCGAGCTGTAGCCGTGTCCTCCGCCAGCTGATCTTCCTTCTCTTTAATAGCTAGATGTCGATCTCGCCAATGGCGGATCAACCCGTGCATCTTTCTTACTTCCATCATTTTCCCCGATGATTATGCAGCTACTTTGAACTGCTGTATAGTCTGTTCAATGACCTGAGTCATCGACAGCATTTCTTGTTGATCTGACATCCGACGGTCAATCAGATCGAACACTTGTCTCTCTAATGGAGTGGCAGCAAGCTTACCATACATTGTCTTGCCTGTACCAGGTCCACGGATACGAAATGATCCTTGCTCGAAATCTAACGCAGAGTAAACAGGACCAAACCACAACATCTGACTGGCTGCGTGCATTTTCAAACCATAGCGTGTAGTACGAGGGTGGCACACCAGTATGTCAAGCTTGTCACCTTGAAAGCCATCTAACATCTTCTTACGATTACGATCATTGACCGAACCATTGATACGGCCTACTCGGTACATTCCTTCAAGCTCAGATATGATGTAATCCTGAACAGCTGTAAAGGCTGACATGATAACGGTCTTGCGTGGTGTCTCTTTAATGAGTCGCTTAGTCTCAGCCATCTTGTGCTCAGCACCGATCAGGACAATCTCTCCCTCCTCTCCCCGACAGACACCACTGGCGATCTGAAGAAGCTTCCACAATTTGGCACCTGCATGCACGGCAGTGATCTCTTTGCCATTTAATTCAGTGTACAGATCTTTGCGCATCTGATCATACATTTTCTGCTGCTGAGCTGTCAGGTCACAAGAGACCATGAAACCCTCATGCTCTGGCATATCGTCAACATCATCAGTTCGGAATCGAATACTCGGCTGCATCAGCTCGGCCACAGTTCTTGAAGCAGTGGGTTTGTTTTCCCAAACAGCTCGACCTCCCTTAAGGAAAACCTGTGTTTGAGTCTTCTGCCTGAGTATGGTCTTACTCGAAGGAGTCTCCGGATTAATCAACCGGGCAATACACCAGACATCCGGTGCCCTGTTAGGCATGGGCGTGCCAGTAAGCGCCAGTAAACTTCTTTTAGGATTGCTCATCAGTTCAGCCAATGCCCGGTACCGAGAAGTAGAGCTGTCGGTATAGTCACTGGCCTCATCAATGTACACATCCTGAGGATCATACGTCAACAATTCTTCGATCACACGCCAGATCTTGTCCACGTTGATCACGAATACTTCGAACGGATTCTCTTTTCGAAGTAATGCCCGCTTGAGTTTTTTGATAGCGTCGGTCTTATGGACCGAATAGAAAACCCTGCGCTTCATGCAGATACCAAACAGTTCGGTCTTCCACGTATCAAGCATCGTAGATCGAGGTGCAAAAATCACAGATCGTTTGATGCCGTTGTACGTCATGTTTATGTCAATATTCCAACACACAGGCCCTGACTTGCCCGTACGCATTTCAGACAGATTGTATCGGCGATGGTGGTGGATCTGGAAATCTAACATCTCGACCTGTGCAGATCGAGGTTTTTTATAATGTCCTGGGAAAGGATATACATCAACAAAACGGTTAATAAATGTAACACCTTGTTCTAATAAATGTCTGTACTTAACATCAGAATACTTCGCTGCATAGACCCCTATCTTTATGGGCTTACCAAACCCAAAATCTTCTCCCTTCCAGATCATGAGTACAACATTGTTTTTGAGATAGAATTTCGCTTTCATGGTCAATCTGTTGTCAACTCATTTAATACAGCCTGCAATGCGTAGCTGTCTTGTCTTAGCTTCTCTAGTCTGCCCTCAATTTTCTCATCACTAAACCACTCGATAAGATCTGCATAGTAATTTTCTACTCCTTGATCTCCAGCAACAGCAAAAGCGGGTGTTCCAAATTCAATACAGTCTCTTATTTTTTTCTTTTGCAAGGCAGTAGGTTCCTTGCCTTCTCTTTTGACTTCAATCGCTACTTGTACTGATCCAAAGTTTACGAATCTGTCTGGGAGTCCTGCTGTCGAGTAGGGGCCGAAGGTAAGCCGCCTATATTTCTGGTCAAGCCTGCTTGTAATCGTATCATCGCGGGTGTTAAGCCGTTGCTTAATTCTTGTCTCTGGTGTCGCCATTCTTCACAGTCCTCATATTTGGTTTCAACTAAATCTCCTTGTTCATTCACTCCTACAAACGTCTCATCGACTTCTTGTGCATCGAACAACTCTGTAGCGGTTTGAGGTTTGGAGAAGTCTGCATCTTTTAAGTAGGCTTGTTGAAAAGCTTTGCGACGAAACTCTGTATCATTCCACATGTTATTAAATTCTATCTGCCTTTTCATAACAGCCAGCTCAGCTTGTCTTCTCGCTTCTTCATCTTCCCCAAACAATACTTCTTGTTCTTCTCGGGAGACATCATCGTGAGACATCATCTTATCCCACAGATCTGGAACCCTCTGAGGCTCGGGTGTTTCAGAGATTCTTCTTGCTTCTCTTAGGTCTTCGTTCTCTCTGGTCAAGCTCCTTGATGTACCGAGGGCTATCGACCCCAACACGGCTACGAAGAATGACCTCAATCCGGCTATTAATCTCATCAAAATCTACCTCTGTCCCATGAATAACACAGACCAAATTAAGAAAGTGTGCCGGGTCTGTATCGGCTTTCAGGATCTCTCTCTTGAAATTCTCAGATACAAAATAAGCACGGGCTATCGTACTGTACTCCATAGCTCCTGGATTGATAGCAAGAAACAATCGTACCGTTGAGACTCCCGACTGATTAGTGATGTTAATCGTCCTTTGTAACATCTCTCTTCTAAATTGCCCAAAGGCAATAAGGCAAGCTTCAATAAATGCGAATCTTATAACCCTGGGTTCTGATCGATATTTCTTTTTAATCATGCCTTTCTTGTTGCCAAATGAGTATGCCCACAATAGAGACATCGATAAGGAACTTTGCCTCTGTCGAACTTTCTTGCTTGATAGGCATTAGCAAACGTTAGTTTTCTCCTACACCCGTTGTACTCTTCTTTAAGTACACCCATGGAACGCCAAGCCCTCTTTTCATCAACACTAAGATACTCCCACCTGGGCATTCTGCGTTTTACTTTCACTTGACTAAATAATAGCCCGTCGTTTTTAACAACTCTTTGATCTCAAAGACTTTGAAAGAATGCCCGGTATGTGGATGCACTAGAGTCATAACCTGCTTTGTTTTGTTGTAGTGGCGAATCTCATAAGAAAGAGATCCCCCTTTTATCTTTAGTCTTGCCATTACGCTAACACCTTCTTGATCTCAGCCCAGCGCTTGCCGTTATAGTCACAGTCTTTCACAGGGCAATGCGCATAACACAAACCGCTGGGGTTGGGTGGAAAGTTATCGGTTTCCAAGGACTCTATAATTTTTCTTGGTGTATTCAGTAATGTCGCCAACATCTGTTTCTCGTGAGTCTCACGATCAAAGTAATAATGATCATACTGCTCATCCGCGTCTGACCACACAAACGAGAACTCAATTTCTTTGATGTAGTGATAATGCAAAAATATCATCAGCGCATAATCATTGGCCTGTCTTGCATTTGTCAGCATATCAGGAGCATACCTTACTCCTGTATCGTGTTGTTTGATCAACCATCTATCCTTGACATCAGGCTTTTTGAACCTGCGCTTGCCTGTCTTGAGATCTCGAACTTTGGCAGTGTGCCCGTTCAAGATAGTGACATCGATAATGGCTCGATAGAACACATCGTCTGCAAAGAAAGTCGTCGGCTCCCATTCATCATTGATGGCAAGCTTCATCTCGGGCATTACTAAACCGACTTCCGATCTCACGTCATCAAGTATCCACTGATACTTATCTTCGGGGTATGCGCTACCGTCCTTAATGCAGTCCTCTAACCACTGGTGCATCATGGTCCCACGCTCAGCAGCCTCATTGGTACCACTGGGGTGTTTCTTCAACCACACCACTTCCTGCCATTGTAAGGCACAGGTATTGTAGGCATCCGTATTAGAGTAAGAAAATTGAGGAGTACGTTCAGACATCTCTACTCCTCAATCCATTGGTCAACGTCATAGCAGTTTTCCGCTTTGCACAGCTGGACGATGGGTAAGTTCAGTGGCGCGTAGTCAAGCTCGCCCACTGTTTGCCACTGGAAAGGGGGTAAAGACACATCCCCGTCGACCAGCAACTCATATTCATCCAAACCTGTTACAGCCAGTCGGGCTGTATGCGTGACCACCGCTATTGGAGATCCTGATACAACAGGGAACGACTGACTTCTTGTATAAAAAGCCAATACTTCTGGCTGTGCCTGAGCTGCCTGTCCTTCGCTGACTTGTACATTGTCGTTCAAAAACGATAGAAAATCATCTTCAATGTCTACAGTAAATGTGCTGGGTATCTCACCCTCTGCACACGCAGTAAGAAAACCTGCTGCGAATATTGCCAATACTTTGTTTTTCATGAGTCATTCCTTCTAAATAATTTATCAATCGTTTCTGCTTCTTTCTCTACAAGCGTTCGGACAATAGTGCTTATTACTCTGGCATCTTCTGGCGTAACCTCTACGCCATCAACATACATCGGTTTGTCTTGCTTCATATACCACTCATAAAAAGCTTCATCCAAAATTCTTATTAGACTGTGATGTGTCAAGCTTGGCTTTTTACGTAGTGGATTACTGTTCATCTATAAAAGCCTCCACCGTCTTAGGTCAAAGCAACATCAGCAACAACCTCACCATTGAGCACAATCTGATAGTCCTCTAAGGAAGGTGTCTGGACTGTTCCTGAGTACACCATTATCGGAAACGGTACTCCTGAAAGGAACCTCCACTCTTGAGCAACAGCATAGTACACCGTGATCTCAGGGTCTTTTATCTGTTGATTAACAGGCTGCACAGGTGTTGCTTGAATGAGTTCCGAGATGGCTTCAGCATCTATCGTAACGTTGAAACTCTCAGGTATCTCTCCTTCCGAACATGCAGTCAGTACTAATGCTACTCCAAGCATTGTTAGTTTCTTTTTCATGGCTTCTCTCCTTTACTCCTGATATAAATCATATTTGTTACACAGATTGTTAGCATCTATCCGTGCTTTGAATGTACTAATTTCACCTCCAATGCTGCCAGTGACAAAGTAGTACTCTTCGCCTTTACTTATCTTACACCCTTCTTGTTGTATCTTCTGCCACAGAAACTCATCTTCTGGTTCCATTTCTCCTTCGATGCATGAGTTATCAAGCCAGTCACAGGCTTCACAGTGGTAGTCTTTTCTAGCGACACGGGTGCCACTACTTATAACCCTATCCCAAGTCAATGCTTAACACCTCTATCAATATATCTGTCTACATAGGCACAGGTAGTATACTGACACACTTGTATTTCTGGTAGCACGATAGTCACCTCACCGATAGTCCCGTGCTGATGCCAAGTGAAAGGTCTTCGTAGGGTCTCCCCATTGATTACGATCTCATAGTCCGTCCAGCCATCGACAAACATCTCCCCAATGAAAATGATCACAGGCTCCATAACAGGGCCTGCTTGTTGGTAACCTTGGGTGTAGTAGTAACTCAGCTCCACCTGAGTAGGTTGGTGTACATCCAGCTGTGTATCGGTTTGTTTGTGATCACACGCAGCTAGTAATAAGGCTGTCAGTAGTGTTAGTTTAGTTTTCATTGTCGTCTCTTTTTAGTTCCCGTTTACTCTGTTAGAGACTCCGCAACTACCCTGCCAGCCTCCGCAACTACCCTGCTAGCCTCTATAGTAGTGGTCCTCCTTTTAGACAGACATAAGTAATCCCACAACCGTCTAACCTTATCACTATTAAAAGAATGAAGAGACTCCCAAAATACAAAGGCTTCAAACACCAATCCTTTGTAACTTCGCTCATTCAATCCCGACTTTAGTAGTAGCTGAAACCTCTTCGTCAAAATTCGATGAGTGCTAACGACACTACACGGTTCTCCTAAGTAGCTTTCTATATTTGCTAGCAGAGGTTGACGTGCTTGCCGAAGCAGCTCTTCAGTAGGGAAAATTAGGAGGACTGTCGGAAGGGGATCACAATCCTCACACAGGAGCCTTGACCATGACCCTGGCATCTCCTCCCCACATTCTTGGCAGTAGTTAGTTTCATCGGCGTAGTGGTGGTACAAGTCTTCATTCATAATTTTAATTCTCCAACGGTTGTTTAGCGTTCAGCTTAGATTCAATAACATTAGCATTCTGATGGATCATGGCCTTCAATAAAGAGGTCACTCTAAACATTTGATCCTCTGTGACCTCCACATGTATCCTGTCACCTTGCACAAAGAAAGGTTTCTTTTGTCTCAGTCACCATTCGTATAAGGCATCCGAAACAAAATCCTCCATGTGCTTTGCCTTGAGAGGCTCCTCTGGAATCAGCGGGTTATTGTTTTTCATCTCAACTCTCCAGGCTCTCTAAATACACGCTGACAGGGACATCCTCTTTACTCCAATGGGTTCCACACACCCCTGCTTCGGTTCTCATACTACAGTCGGGTAACATTCTTTCAGCTCCTGACTCCATCAGATACTGAGCTCGCTTCACCCACTCCTCCAGACCCTCCACAGGTCCACTGAATATAATCTCATCGTGAACTTCGATCATAGGTATCACCCCGTGCCTGTGCAGGGTACGCCCTGGAATATGAGCATCTCTCTGCACCCGTGCCAGACCTTCCTTCATGGCATCAGCCCCTAGTCCCTGAAAGCGTAGGTTATTGAGGCCACAAAAGGTATTGAGCGCCTTGGTTCTGCCTGTGATGGGGCATGTGTAGCTGGGCCGTCTGCCGTTACTACAGGCTTTCTGGGAATAGCTTAAAAAAGGTCTTAACTCCCACTTATCTGTCCACTGGTTGAGTATGCGTCTAACAATTTGCTGTAGGTCACTATCGGGCTCCAAGCCCTGTAGGGTCTCCTGTTGTTCTGTGTTCATATTACCGATCAGAGTATCCGGTCCACAGAACGCCCCTGCTCCAAAGTTAAACACCTTCGCCAACGCTCGATAAGACAGCACCTCTTTGTCCCCTGCTTTCTTAGCATCATTCAGCTCCTCATAGGCCCGTCCGGTAATCGTCTCGACGATCAACAGGTGAGCGTCTAATCCTTCGTTCAGAGCATTGAGGAGTGCTGTAGCTCCGTGCCACGTATAAGCAGCCTGCGCCAGGGTGAACATCTCTAGCGCCTCATAGTCTATCGATACAATGACATGGCCATCCTCTGCCATAAAGCACTCACGGGCACCGGGAGCCTTGCCAACGTTCTGCAGGTTGACTTTACGAGACGAGGTTCTGCCCGTCACCAGGATAGTTGTGTACTGCGTTGTGATCCTCTGGGTTGGCCTGTCGAGTGCCGTTTTCATACCCGGCAAGAAACCGTCCAGCACTTTTATAGCACCTGCCGTCTCCCCATACTGACGTAGCGCTTTGTTCTTGCAGCCCAACAAGGTCTCAGCATCTTTCTTAATGCAGCCAGCCTCTGTTGTAGGGACCACTCGACCCTGCTTCGCATAGTCCTTGTCAATAGCCTTCTGCAGTTTCTTGGTATCCATAGTCCAGCCTTCTCTGCGACTATCCCCTTTCGGAAACTTGGTGTACCTGTTCTTATTCCACTTCATCATCTTTGCGTCGATGAACGGCTGTCGGGCTCTCTCTACATTTTCCTTATGTTGATCCTCAAGAGCTTGGACTGCTTTGGGGTCTACCCTCGGACACTTCTCAGCCAACAAAATCAAGTCAAACTCGGCACGGGTCTGCTCCTTCTCATTTGCCTCAAACAGATGCCGCATTCTATGTTGCTTAGCCATCACCTGAAAGACATGAGAGACATCATCCAAAGGGTAATCTATGGCTTCCTGTGGCCATTGTTTTAAGGGTACTCCGTACAGTTCTGAGTATTTTAATCGCCAAGCATCAGGACCTTTCTTTGAAGACGATATGTCCTTGTCCAGATACTTCTGTACAAGATTCGCCAGACCATAGCGTATACCAGGGTTCTTTACTGCGTCTCCATTAGCCAGCGTTAAGAGCCTTTCCCGCACCGCAGTATCTCGGACCAATCCCTTGTCATACTTTGCAAACACCAGTTCGATAGGTACATCCAGGTGGCGGACAGAAACCAGGAAATCAAACGCTATGTATTGGTTTGCAAAGAGAACATTGTCGTCTTCAAGCTTCTTGATAAGAATGTCTGTAATGAGCTTCTTGTCATAGAACGTTTCTATAACCTGAGGCCTATAATCCTTTGAACTCAAGTGAGACATGCACACTGGGATAGGTGACAGCCCCTGGTACCCATACGGTTCCGGGTAATCTGTGTGAATTAAAAAGGTCTCCAAATCAAAAGAATAGAGTTCTTTTTTCATCAGAAACCTACCCTCTCTATCAGTTGACGCAATCCGTTAACCAGTACTTGCGTGTCGAAATAGTCGTCGATGAAGCTGCTGTATCCCAGTTCAAGCGTGTGACAAGGCTCATCTGTTTCACAGGCCTCTTCCAGGATCTTGATGAACTGATCCAGTATGTCCTGGTCAGTCATGTCACGGCACTCACGTCTTGTGCGGTTACCTCGGTGATGTATTTCCCACATCCTAAGTGAATCTTTTGCTTGTGATGTGCTAAACCGTGGCGCATCAACGTATGCTCAGGCAGTCGGGGCCACTCGTTTCTAGGCAGCTTTAGTGCATGATCAATACGGTGGGTATAGGTAGCAGGTCTGCCTTTGTACAGGCTCTGGACAAACATGCGAACCTGTACTTTCTTGTTAGTAGCACTGGTCTTGGTAAGGTACGCGACCATTAACGGATTGGGGAATTGTTTCATCGCTTATCTCAATCGGTTTGTCAGTGAAAGCCTAGGGTTAGCAGACCGTACAAGAAAGCAGAATAAGAAGACGGCAGGGTTCCCCCTCCCTAAACTCTCACTGACAAACTGACTGTACCTGTTTCTTGTCGGGTCTGCTAAAACCCTGCAGCGTTGCACTGCTTGTGACTTAATAAATTAAACGGTTTCTACAAAGTAGTCAAGAACTTTAGGGAATGCTTGGCAATGGAAATAAGTCCTGAAAGTTACTTCTTCTGTGCTGTTGTTCAAACTTAAAAACGTTTTGCTGTTTGGGGTGTTTTCCCAATCCGGTTTCCAGTTATTGTTCTCCTCATTGACCTGGCGGACAATGTCCAAATGTTCGTCCAATTGTTCTTGGATAGCCTTTACTTTCTCCAGAATGTTCATAATTCCTTCTCCTCAATGTTAATTTCCAACCCGTTGATCATCTGTTGACCGATTGATGCGACCTGACAAAACTCACTGTAGCTGAGTTCACTCGGTACCCTTACTTTGCTCGCCAGGTGCCCGTAATACTCTTGACCGACGGCACATCTGAGGACAACGCCGGTCAGTTCATGCCCTTCGAACCGCTTGTTACTGCTTTCAGTCGTCAGTGTGACTACATAATCGGCACTGTCCCATAAGTTCATCCGGATTTGTTTAGTCGCAACGTTGAGTAGCAACTTACCTCCCTGTCTAAAGCGTGTCTGGATGCCTTGAAGGTAGTACGCAAGTTCATCTTGATTAGTGAAGACAATGACCCAGTGCTGCGAGTGTTCCTGTACCTGGAACTTCTTCTTTTTTGTGAATAGTTTTTTCAATTTATTGATTATTTTCATTGTTTTCGTTGTCTCTTGTCGCGACTAAAAACCCCTTCCGAGTAGTTAACAATGCCTAACCCCATCAGAATCACTCCTGAAAACACTAGGGTCAGAGCAATAAAAGCCCACCGATGCGGTGGGTGTTCCATACTCGTAAGTATCCAGCCCAGGACAAGCCAGCCGGTTACAGCTAGCCAGTATTTTTGCTCTAACGTTATATTCTTTATATCTATTTTCATTTTTCTACCGTCGTTTCAATAGGTTATATATTTCTCATCGCACAATCCCTGTGCTCGCATCCGCTCCCTGTACTTCATCGCATCCCGCTTATTCAGCCCTTGGGCTTGGAGAACTGCGTAGGTGAGCCGTGTGCCTGGGGGGAACCGGATGGCTTCGGACCGGTCTTTGCGCCGAACTTCGTACTGGCGGTCGATCCGCCGTTTGGGTTTCCCAACAGCAGCGTAAGTACCATCGGTATAGCTGACAGTGCAAGTGCAGCCAGTATGAGTAAGTAGAACACGTGAATCCCTGTTGTTTCCTCAAGATCATTGATGGCTGTGCCGACTGTTGAGCCTTCAACCGCTTTTAACTCATCGCTTAGTTTTTCGACTTTCTTCTCCAGTTCAGCGATCTCAGGTGCTCGTCTTTCTCTCATCCCATGGTAATTCGCAGGCAGTGCGTCAATCTCTGCCTGTACGGTGTGAATGCGATTCTCGGCTCTGATTAGCTGGTTTCGCTTGATAACATACTCAGGCGACTCAGACTTTTGTTTCTCCTCGACACGGGCAATAGTCTCGCGTAAAGCTGTTGCTGATGTACCTATTGAGAACGTCTCGACCATCAGTATCACTAACGCTGCGAAGCAAAAAACAAAAACGGTTTGCTTACGTCCAGAGTTTAGGATCATCGAGATAACAACACCTGACGTTATCAAGCAAAAAGACATCAGATACATCACCGAAGGGCGAGACCAGACACTCCCTAACGAGTGCAGGAACTGGCCTGCTTGGTACATACTCACGATCAAGCAACACGCACCAGAGAACAGCGCAACAGGAGCCAGGATGGGGTGCCTTTGAAATAAATCCTTCACAACGACCCCCTCAGTTCTTGAGCGTTATTGCGTTCTCGAAATCAGTGAACTGATCCATCTCCCAACAATCTAAATGGTCGGCCATCTCTAAGCCTGAGCGACCTGGATCAAGGATTGTGCCATTACCCGGTTCTTTAAACAGAACAATAATTTTGCGTGGCCCTGTCATGACCTTTGGAAAAGGGAAGGTGGACTTACTTGTTTCGTCGATGGTTATTTTCATGTTTTTCTCCAGTTATAAATCGGGTTCTTTAAGTTCTTCTCTTGCTCTGGTTCCCCTCCCCACGGCTAAAGCCGGGGGATTCCTACCGCTAGACGCTCATGCCCGAGCGCGAGAATGTTCCTGGCTGCATTAACATCTCTGTCATGCTCGGCACCACACGCGGTGCAGCTCCATTCTCTTATTGTATAGTTCTGAAGGTCAAAGCCTGAAAAGAAAAGACCGCGCTCACGTATCGCTCGACTCGACAACTCATTTCTGCGAGCGTTCTGCACGAGATACCTAAACTCACAGGGGTTGATGTTGATTATTCTCATGTTTATTCTCTTGGAGGTGTCAGGCGACACCAGTACGGGTAACAGTTCTCTTCAGCAAAGTCTTGCGTTTCTGAGCCGTCAAGCGTGGTGACAACCATCTCCCCGTCGTCTCTTAAGAATGCATAGTGACCTGACTCTGCCGGGGGAGGACAGTCTTCCCATACCCGACTACCATCGGTGTACTCGATCCCGACCAATCGAGCGACTCTGCTTATGTCGGGGAGGCTTTCGCCTATTTCGTAGATAGTCCACTCAGCACTGTCGATCAAGCGTATCCAACACCGCATCTTTGCAGCTGATTGTTTTCTTTTCAATCGTTCTGCCATGTCACGAAGTCTGGCGATTACCTCAGCCTTGTCTGAGGAGAGCCTTTCGTGAAAAACCTCGTACCAGTCTCTATCCGTGAGGTCCGGGAATATCCTCCGGCCATAAACGTGAAAAATAAGAAAACGACGACTCTCCGGGACTTGAAACCATTCTTCTGACTCAACGAAGTCACTATCAACCGGCTCTAAACCAAGTACGAACGGTGCCCAGCCCAAAGCACAGCCAGATGTCCCACAGTCATCTTGGCTTATAAAATGAACCCTGTTCCCCTCCTCATCTAATCGGCAGTAGCTCATGTCCAACTGCTTTTGACTGACGTTCTTTTCTATAAAGTCAGCCAGTTTGTTTAAGTTATCTGCTGTGTTCACGCCAGCTCTCCGTGGATCATCTCGTTAACATACTCACAGTCAAACCGGAACAGTTCCGAGTGAGCGTGAACCAGTGCCTGCAGTGAGTATTCACCCACCGCATCCGTCCAGGTCTGACGGCCAGAGTCGTACAAGACTACACCGTTGCTGTCAGGAATAGCGCTGTGCAGGATTGCTGTCTTGGCATACTCTTGCAGTGATGCCTCAATGAACACGCCGAAAAAGTAGGGGCGTGGGGTGTTAAGTGTGAACCGTTTGTAGACTTTAAAGTGGTGGCGACTGCCTCGCTGACCGGTCCATTCGACACCTTCACCTCTGCGAGCGTTCTGCACGAGATACCTAAACTCACAGGGGTTGATGTTGATTATTCTCATGTTTATTCTCCAGGTGGCCCCCGAAGGGGCCGGTTCAGTTATCCGAGTTCGTCAAGCTTCTGTTTGATCTGCTCAGGCGTCAGACTCTGTAAAGACTCGGCTTCTTTTTCAGCCAGTACATCCAGCAGCTGCTTGCGGAGCTTCTGCTTGCGCAGGGCCTCTGACTTCTCGTTCTTCCAATCTTTCTTCACACGAATAATGTGCTTAAGGATTGACAGTCTCAGCTCGTTGTCGGTGTCCACTGGGTTCGCCTTTTCGGAGACAAACGAAAATTTCTGTGACTCCTTAATCTCCTTGTGGACCAGCTTAGCCAGGTCATCCAAGTTGAAACTATCAGCACTCCCCGTCAGTGGTAGTTTCCACAGTTGCTCGACGGTGATTTCGCCTTTGTTGGTCTGAAACCGCAGTGCCTGGCGGCTGGCTTTTTCGAAAATGTTCACCACTTTATCTCCACTTTGTACAATCATTTTTTGACCTCCTCTTTTTTCTTGAGGCTTTCAAGAGACTTCAGCTCTTCTTTAGCAGCCTGACGGCCAAAAGTCGTTATTTTTACAACCGTCGGCATCCGTCCGACTTCTCCGGATTTTCTTTTCTTTGACTCTTTTATCAGGTACCCCATGTCGGACAGTCGGCATACCCGAGAGCGCACTGTCACGCTGTGTGAGTCCATGAATTTTTCATACAGGTCTTGCAAAGTCTTAGGCCCTGAAAGCAGATAAGTCGTGATCCGTAGATCCAGAATAGTCGTCATTACAATGTCATCTCTTGTTGAATAAAAAGGCTGAGCTTGCCAGCCAGGCGGTGTTGTTTTTGTGCGTCGGTAAGCTTAGCGATCTGCTCACAGAACTGACGGGCTTTGGGCATCATCGGTAAGGTTGCGATCCCAGCGACCTGCTCGATACGCTTCTGAGGGTTGTCAAAGGCTCTGGCACACGGGGTACCTGCCTGACGTATGCGTTCCTGGATCTCCACGAAGTCTTCCGAGATCAACGCCAGCTCCCGGTTGATTGTCAGACGGTAGAGTGCGTCAGACCCCTGTTGTGACGGGGCAGGGAAGGCGCTGAGTAGGGGCATCTGCTCGTAGTGGACCTGAGTGAGCACCCGCATGATCTCCCTCTTGAGATCGTCCAGACAGCCGCGTGACATCAGTTGAAGCCCGGTGCTGTGGAACTCTATGGGTGCATAGGCCAACACCTTCCGCCTAGCCTGGGTCATTACACGCCGGTGTTCAAGCGCTTGAGACCTTCTTTCTGGGGTAGTGGGCCAAGCCAGGCGGCACAGGAGCAAGTCTTTTTTGAGTTTGTAGTTCATGACAATCGTAGAACTCGATAGGATGGTAACTAGAGTAGTGATAGATTCTATTAATGTCAACCTTCTATCAGATAAAATGTTACTTTTTATTAACTGGGGCGGTAAGATCGATTCCTGACAAGTCGATGGGTTTAGCCTTTCCTGGGTTTTGTCTATGAGGTAATTGCTCATAGTCTTGTACATCTACCTGCTGGTATACCCCCAATGGATCTTCGGGATCTTCTTCCATGTCGGGAGCTATAGGCTTTCTCGGTGGCAGATCCTGTACGACCTGCTTTGACAGAGACGGCAAGGTGGAGACATCGATCTCGCTAGGGGCATGCTGTTCGAGAAACTCTGGAGACTTCAGCACTTCATTTATAAGAGTCTGTATGTAATCATTGTCTACTTTTGTCTCCGAGATCGTCTGTCCAGTGCTCACCCACAGGCTACTGTAAGCCAAAATGCGGTCGCGAGCTGCTGTGCCTACGGCGGAGTGAAACAAAATCATCCAGTCAGTCATCCAATTTGCCTGTAGGCACAGCAGCTCAAGGAATTTCTCGTGAGGCAGCTCTACTAAAGAGTGCATAGTCATGTTTGTCAAAGGGGGGTTGTTGTGAACTCGCCAGACGTTCAGCGGATGGCCTACCGGTAGTCTTAGATTGCTGGCGGCATACTTGGGGGGAGCGAAGGGGATTTTGTGAGATAAGTCCAGCATGGCTTCAAGTCTTTTTTTAAAGTTGTCCAACGCCTTTGGATGCAGTCTGTTTTGCACGTTCACCTCGTAGTGCGGCACCTTAGCAACGCCTGGGTGAGTGACCAGAAGAGGGGCTTCCATCGCATACGCCCGGACTAATCGGGTAGTCCAGTACGTGGGTTCTCTCTTTTGTATATCAGCCCAGATCGAGCCTGTTGTCCTGGCTTTCTCTTTGTTATCTGAGCGGGTCTGAGGCAAGGCAGAGTCCTCGCCCTTGGTCAGCAGTAAAGAGCGCTGTGCTGGCGTGTATTCGCGGCGATCTGCCAGCAGGTTCAGAAGTAGATCGGTCGGAGGCTCCGGTTTGCTGGCCATAGCCACATCCATGCACGCAAAATGAGTCTTCTCGTACCGACGCTTCTGATGACTCATCCACTTCTCGCGAGTCAGCATTTTGTGAGCAGCCTTGTCTTGGAGAATTTTGTGTAGCCGTTCTAGCGCTTCATCCAAAGAGTCGAAAGAGGTGGCCATACTGCTGTTGAGACTCTTGAGAACGTGGTTGGTGTTGTAAGGGCGAGAGTGTTTGAGCGGAAAAACTTCGAGCTGTAACTGGTTACGAAAATTGTTGATCCAGGCAACAGGGATGGCTGTTGGGGCACTTTTTCCTATCTGGAGCAATCCCTCGATGAAGAAAAAACCATCCTTCGGCGCTGTCGGGTATGCGTGAAAATAGCGCACCGTGTGGCTGTAGAGGACTAAATTTTGTTCGTTGTTTTGGCTCATAAAAAACGTGTTCCTTCGTTGTGCCTTATTTTTTGAGGCTGATTTTGGTAGTAATGTAGTAAATTATCAAAAAGTCGGACTTTCTTTAGCTTCCTATCTGAACTCGATAAGTTGTTGATTTTTCAGAAAAATTCAGATTTTTTCAAAAGGGCAGACATGGGCCTTTTGGCCCACCCAGTGGACACCCCCCCGTGCGAGAGAGAGAATATATAAAAAATTAATTTTTAGCCTCACTATAGTTATATATGTATTATCAGGGGAGTCTTTAGATTGTAAGACAGTATAAGTATATTAGTATAATAATAATAAAATAATATTAATATAGACTGTATTAGAGAGAGTATAGGAATGTTGTCCATATCTATTATTATTGTAGTATGTAGTAAACTATATATTATATAAATCAATAACTTAGGTTACTTTATCCAAATCACTGCTGTCTAAAGGTTAAATCCGTACATTTAACTCGATAGAAAAAATAGTTAGTTTTCAATGACTTACAACATTAACACTACAAGGGGTGAGAAGGGCCATAGCAAAAGCCGAGACAATACCTGACCCCAGGAGGCTGAGCGCCTCCCCCTGTCGCCTGCGAAGACGCTGGAGCGCCTCTGAGGCTTTAAAAGAGGTGGTGGGTAGGGAGTAGGGTGTCTGAGCACTCAGGGCAGCGCATAGCGTCACTGTGTCGCCTGCAGACGTATTGTTCGCACGTCTCACAGAAAGTGTCGCACTCCGGCTGTTGCCAGGTTGATGGGGGGGGATTGGAGAGACAATAGCAACACGTCCGTGTGTCGACTTCAGAGTCGGTCATTTTTGAGTCTTCCGGGATGAGGGAGAGTTAGTCGCTGTATACTTGAGTTTCAATTATTGAATCGTCGAATAATTGTGGACGATACACAGACTGTACTGTGAAAAATAGAACCGTTGACCATACTCAGCGAGTAACGCGGTTCGTGAGGATTTTTTAATATACGTGTTACCGTTCAGATAGAACTCAGCTGTTAGCGGTAAGTCTGGAGCACGTCCGTGTGCTGGGTTGCGGTTATCGTTTTAATCTCATGCAGATAGCGACCGTGCCGACCGGCCAGTCATCGCCCGGTAATACGTATACTTTGTTAGAGTCGGACTTAGGGCAGAGCATGGTTAAAGGTTCCGGATATTTTCTTTTGGTCGTGGAGAAAGCCGTGCCGAGCTGTCTTATGATGTTGCCTGCTAGTGTGAAAGGTACGATATCTGTGTGCTTTGCTGTCATGTTTGAATCGAAAATACGATCTAAGTCTGGGTATCTGTAACCTTTTACTTTGTCGTCTAACATATGTTGAGTGACTGATTTTTGAATGTTGTTTTTGTCATATTGAGCAATTAACAACTGATCCTCACTGACAGTGAGTTTGACGTTTTCTATAGATTGAGGGATTTTTACCGGGGGAATAAGGATCTGCTCAGGTAGATCTACATCAATATTCAGGGGTATCTTTATACCCATTGCGCCGTTGTTGGCGTACAGATGGTTTTTACGAATGCACGCATAATTCAGGTACGGTCGTACATCTTTAACAGCAATGAAGGGCTGTACGGTCTTTAATAGTGTTGAGTCGAGTGTTATACTTGTCATGTTTTTATCCTGGTGAGCACGTCCCTGTGCTGGGTAATGGTTTGAGGTTAGTCTACTAACCGTTCGTTCAAATCATTAACAATTGATTGCAGTAACTCTGCAATATCGTCACCTTTAACGATCTGTTGCACTGACCAATGCGGGTGCATATAACATGCGCCTGAGAAACTGTTGTCGCCAGTTTGGTAAGTCCATCGTGTACCATCGTCGTTGCAGCTAACTGTTAACGTCATTGCTAAGCATTCACAATCGTCCTCATACTTGGCGTTGCACTCACAACCACCGTTAATGTCCATGGGCGTTTCAACTTTTAGTGTTGTTATAAACGCACCAATATCATGGATACATTCTTGTGAAAGCACTTGAAAATGTTCGGGTTTAATTTTCATGAGAAAAAATTACCTGTAATTACTGTATGGTTTTCTAACGCCGCATGTAAAGCGTGTGGATGTACGCGGTCTGAAAAATGTTGATTGACATATAACTCAATCGCTACCTTACCTTCCTTGTTTTGATAAACCACGCCGCAATCTGTACGTATGCAGTCGTTAGCTACTTTGACGTAATGTAGCGCTGTGTTGTATTCCTCTGCCGTGTAACCTACTTTTGTGACACACCAGTCACCACAGGCTAGAGTATTCTCCGTTTCTACAACGGGTAAAGCGCTACGTAAGTCTACACCGTTCATAATCTGCTCACTGAGCCAGTATAAACGTTTATGTTCTAAACAATACGCCATGCAGGCGGCGTGCAGTTCGTTGCCGTGATAGTAGTGTTGAGTTTCTAGCGTTGATAAGTTAGTGACTTCGATCATTGTTCGTTACTCCAGGTTATTGTTGAACTGATACTACATTGCAGGGTACTGCAAATAATCACAATACCCTGTCATCTAATATCAGTTATGACTCAATGGCTTGTATTAAGTCTTCAATTGAGTTAATGCTATTGTCAGCTGTGAAGTGGTCATAGTCAGGTAATTGTTCAACGTACACACCTTCGACTAGTAGTTCAGGATTACATCGATTCACGTTGCAACTCCCCTCTATTGCATACCAGCCGTCATATACAAATATTGTGCATGAGGTATATTGTGAGCCGTACGTGCCGGTTATTTGATCGCTCATGCTCGGTCACCTTGTTTGAACTTGTACAGCTCCAGCTCGTAATTAAGCCCGTATTCATCGCACTGTTGCCTGGCTTGCTTAAACTGACCATTAATGAACGACAACCTAACTTGGTTCTCAAATAGGTAGTCATCCAGATCTATTACGATATTGTTGTTGTCGTGGTCACTCACTAGCATATCTACGTCGTGAGTATCTGCATACTCTGAGTAATCGATGCCGTTTATAATGTATTTGCTCATTTTATTGCTCCAGTTTAGTCTTCATATTTTTCCAGTAACTGCTTTTCAATCTCCGACACTGATTCAGCGTCGAAATCACAACAATAATGATAGCGATGCTTGTGCGCTAGAAAACTAGCTACAGCTTTGAGTAGTGAATCTTTGTCGCATAGATTCGGATCTAACCAACAGTGTGTTGTGCATAAGTTTTCAGTCACTAGATCGAACAAAGCATCGAAAGACTTGCAGTCTGATAAATCAATATGATGCATTGACTCGAAAAAACTATTATCTCGATCAGTGATCATAAGATACTCAGCAGCGTACGCTCGATGGATTTCTTCACTCAACAGTTGAGCTGCTTTGTCAGAGCAATTGTCATCGAGCAGTTCAAGAAATTCTTCTCGATACTCTGAGATTATTTCCTCGTATTGATCTTTTGACAGATCACAAGGTACGCGTACGTACTTGTAATTGACATGTTGTAACTCGTGGTTATATATGTATTCTGCATGTAATCCGCCGTCGAGATCGACGACAATATAGACATTGCACGGGGTGCACTCGTGCGCAGGCCAGTCGTAAAGCGGAAAAATATCGTCTACGAGTGTTAAATCAGGCATGTTCATTACTCCAGTTTGTTGTTGTTGTTGAACGGATACTACATTGCAGAGTACTGACAAAATTCACCAATACTCTGTCATTTAGTATCAATCGCAAGCGTAGACGTTGATTGTCCGTGAGTCTACAGAGATAAAGCAGACCGCCGATTTTTCTTGTAAGTCTATGATTTGAGAGACCCAATCAGACAGCAAAGCTTGTACATCAGTGCCGTACGCTAGTTCGATAACCCTCATTAGCGACCACTCTTCTGTATCTACATCGTCGATATCGACGTTATAAATAACATGATGATCTTGTACCATGTCAGTAGATGATGCTGCGCTCATATACTCCGACAAATCATCAGCGATGCCGCACACTTCACCGTCATTTGTGATGATAAATGACGGTTTACAATTCCAGCAATCCGGATTCGTTCGGTAACAACAGTCATCGTTATGTTCTTCGATAAGTTGATGAGTCAACATAATAAGTTACTCTTAGTTAGGATGTGATCAGATAATATGCTATCTAATTATGTCTGTCAAGCTGCTTGTGTGTTGATTGTTAGTTTTTAATCAAAAAATCACGCGCTTTACTAACAGCTTAACTATTTACACTCTATGTAATTAGTGACAGCAAACAAACGATAACATCATAACAATACATTGTCAACATCTGATCAAAACTTTTTAATAGTGATAGTCATAAGTAACTAGTTTAGATACTTTAATAATCGACTAATCAAAGAGTTACGTTGACTGTGATTAGTTTCATTGCTGCAATGATTAACTATTTACACTCTTTTTAATAGTGATAGTCATAAGTAACTAGTTTAGATACTTTAATAATCGACTAATCAAAGAGTTACGTTGACTGTGATTAGTTTCATTGATCGCGTGTGTCTGGTTTCATTGATCGCGTGTGTCTGGTTTCATCGATCGCGTGTAATTGGTTTCAAAAAGAATGAAAAGAATGAAAAGAATGAAAAGAATGAAAAGAATGAAATAACAATGATTTGTCTAGACTTCTTTTTGATGGATTTGCAGGTATCCTGGTTGATGTGTGTCTAGTTGCAGGGCAGGGGGGTGTAGGGGGCCATTCGATCTTGTGTGTAGGGGTATGTGTTGGTATGGTCAACTTCCTAATACAAACACGACAATTTTAAAAATCCCAGCTCAAAAAATCCCAGCTCAAAAAATCCCAGCTCAAAAAATCCCAGCTCAAAAAATCCCAGCTCAAAAAATCCCAGCTCAAAAAATCCCAGCTCAAAAAATCC